TTCCAGTAGCGATGGGTATTACTCCGGTAACAATTGCTGAAGAGAAGATTCTGTAGTCTGGATAACTTAATGCAATGGATCTTCCATCTTTAATATCTTTCATCAACTGATCGGGAGGAACTCCTTTAAGAAGACATTGGTAGTGACTTCTCCACGAACAGAATATCCAGTCCTGTTCTCTCACTTTTTCAAAGATTTCGATCATCTCTTTTTCATTTCCATAGTAAAGATGAACTGGAGCTCGGATTTCTTTGTTTCTCCAGGCTTCACAAACTCTCTCTTCGAAAGCGATTAACTCTTGTGGCGTGTATTTCATATACTATTTAACAACTGAGTAAGTTTGAAAATCTCAATGGATGCTAAATCGGGATAGTTTCCGATATACCATCCAAAAAAGTGAACGTGATCGGTATTAGGAAACTTCTTAGCAAATTCTTCTCCACCCAAATCTTCCAAATATGGCTGTCTGAGTTGGTTTCCACCACCTGACATTCCACGTCGAAATTCTATACCGTTTTCACGTAATGTTTGTTCTACTTTGTCTCTCAATTGAAAATCTGGTTCTTTTAACAGAAGAGTAAAAGCATAATTGCTGTTACCCTCTATGTTGAAATCCGTATAATACTTCTTAGAATCCAAATTGTTTAAAAACAGATTTAGATTGTTTTTTCTAATTAGAACATTGGCGTCTAAACGGGGAAGTTGATTCAAAGCTAAGACAGCGTTAAGTTCGGTGGATCTCATATTATATCCCGGATACATGAAAATGAAATCCTTGTTTAGATTTGGATAGAGTTTCGCAGTTCCTTCAACGTAAGTTTTATCATTTGCTTCCCTCAACATTCCGTGTGATCTCATAATTCTAGCAAGTTCGTATAATGTATTGCTATTGGTACAGATCATTCCTCCTTCGATGCTTGTCATATGGTGAGCATAATAGAATGAGAAATTGGATATTCCACCAAGGGAACCGAGTTTGATTCCATTATGTGTTGCTCCATGCGATTCACAAACATCTTCGATCAAGATAATCTTGTTGTCTCTTGATAGAGAAAGTATTTTGTTTGTCATTCCGTTATATCCTAGAATGTGAGTTAAAATGATGGCTCCGGTCCTCGGAGAAATTTTCTTTTCCAATTCATCCTCATCCAACGCTAAGGTTTTAAGATTGATGTCGCAAAAAACAGGAGTTAACCCTGCGTGTAGGATAGCACAAATGTCTGAAACCCAATTCAAAGGAGAAACGATGACTTCTCTTCTTTCAATAGGAAGAATGTTTTTCAACATGGCTAGAGTGATGATGTTAGCTGAGCTTCCTGAGTTTACAAATACACTATACTTAACCCCCAACCATTTACTCCACTCTGCTTCAAACTCACGAACTTTATTACTGTTCGTTAAAATCGGAAGTGGTCGTTTTTTGAGAAATTCAATCAACACATCTGCATCACCTTCCGTGATGTTATTATACATTAATGGCCATTTAGTCATACATTCCTGTTCCTCCACACTCTGCACTTAATTTTTGGTTAACCCAATGAAATGTCCTTGCGATTCCATCCTTGATATCGACTCGGGGTTTCCATCCCAAAACATTCTTTGCTTTTTCGATACTAACCCTTCTCACGGGAATCATTTGCGGTCCTGGAACAAGACAATGAGGAGCGTCCCAGTTTCCAATTTTCTTAATCATTTTGAGAAGTTCGATGACGGTGTAAGATTTTCCATATCCGATGTTAATCTGTTCGAACGTTTCGATCTTCTCTGCTGAAAGAACCATTGCGTCAACCATATCATCTACATAAAGAACGTCTCTAATGTCTTTTCCATCTCCCCAGATCTCGATAGGGTTTTGTTTTTCCACAACTTTACGAATTAAAGCAGTCAGAACGTGAGAACGTTGTGGATCTACTTTATCATATGGGCCGTAAATGTTTGTTGGACGTAGAACAATGCAAGGCATCTTTCTTTCTAACTTCTCCGAGAATAACTGACAAAGTTTCTCAGTATATCTTTTCATCCAACCCACCGCAAAATATTTGTCAAACGGATCTCCCTGAAACATCATATCCTCAGTCATTTCTTCTGCTGAGTTTGGATATCCAGTCGTTGAAGCTAACCACACGACTTTTTGAACTTTGTTTTTATAAGCAGATTGTAGAAGATAAGAGTTCATGACCGTGTTGTTGATGGTCATGGAAAGAGGGTCTTTGGCTTGGGTGGCCGCTCCTGAACTATCTGCAGCACAATGAAATAAAACGTCTATATCTTTGGTGATATAATCGCAAAAATCTTTTTTAGTTAAATCTCCGTTGATGATCGGAACGTGTTTTATAGGATCGGAAAGGTTGTTGTGAACTACTACTCTTACTTCTGAACCTATTTCTTTTAACTTAAGGAAAAGGTTTGATCCAATAAGACCTGACGCTCCGGTGACCAATACCTTTTTATCTTCAAGAGTCATAATGTAACTTGTATATTTTCTTTATCTCTTCCAATTCTCTGTTTGTCAAAAGAGGAAGATTCAGGGAGTTTGTATTTTCTATAACCTCATCCTGAGTTTTCATGCCAGGAATAATAACTGAAACATTTGGATTTGACAAACAAAATCTCAAACAATTCTGGGCATCAGTATAAGTATTTTCGTCCAAAACCGATAACATTTTTTTATAAATCTCGGTCTGTTTGTTTACTTTTTCCTCTTTCCAATTCTGTCTAATATCAGCTACATCTCCATTGAAGGTAAATTTTCCACTTAATAGACCTTGACCCAAAGGGGTTCGAATTACAGTTTTTATACCCCGTCGTTTACACAGATTAAGTAATCCGTTGTTTTCGGCTCGGTGGTCTAGTATGTTATAATTAATCTCAATCACATCAAAATTGAAATTACAAACGGCTGTAAATCCGTGACTTGGATTAAGAGCGGACACACCAACTTCTCTGGCATAACCATGATCTTTGATGTATTTTAAGAAACTCACCACTTTTCTGTCGTATAGAGTTTCAAATGGAGGGCTATGGAGCATGTAAACATCTACGTGACCTGTGTTGAGTCGTTTTAAACTACTTAAAAGGCAATCAAATAAATAATCTGGATGAAAGTCCTGTTCGTCTTTGTTTAAAAATCCTCCTTTGGTAATGATTACAATTTGATCTCTTAGTTTATGAAACACTTCTCCCATCAATTGTTCTACGTAACCAAACCCGTAGAAGTTAGAAGTATCGTAAACGTTAACTCCTTTTGTAAAAGCTGTAGCTAATGCGTCTCGTGATTCTCCTTCATCAACCTTACCATAAGAGACAGAACCATTTTTGTCTCCGCTCAATGGCCAAGTTCCAAAACCAATTCGATTCCATTCCATATTAATGATGTCCTGATAACTGATAAACCGTTTCCCAGTTTCCGTAGAGGTAAGCACCCTTCTTGTTTCCATACCAAACTACTTCTTTATACCAAGTAGGCCAATCGGTGTAAACCGCTTTGGAACGTGGAATAGTGTATGAGGTAGGAATTTTTTCCAGAGTAGCTTTACCTTCTTCAAGGTAAGTTTTGTAAAACGACATTATATCGTAATTCAAATCAATTCTAATGTCATATTGTTGGAAAGGAAGCTTCAACAATGCTCGATTAATTGTGATAGCATCCTTTAAAGGACTGAGAGGAAGAGGTTTGTTGTTGGACAAAATAACTTCCGATAGAATTGCAAAGCATTCGTCGTAGAATTGGTCTATTTGATTTTCTCTGGACATTTTAATGAACATATATTCATCAGCAGGCCACCATATATTCAACCATTCTTTAGCTTCGCAATATTCTGCTCCTCCGCTTTGAATGTCTTTTGCCTTCCAAACGAAGTATTCTCTAACGGAATTGACGACGGGATATTTACTAACCAGTTTTTCATCCATGAAAGCATCAAATATCTGTTTGTATTTCAATCCGGTTAAGTGGTGAACTAACACAATCGGAATCTGTAATAGTTTGTCGAAGTGTAGTAAAGCAACCATCCAACAATAGGCTCGAGTCTTCAACCAATCCTCTTTTGGCATAGAATCGGTTTCAATTACTAACACTTGTTTCTCTCTGATTGACGGGTCTTCGATTTCTTCATCCAAAGAGCCGTGGAAATTGATGATATCAGAAACTATCGTTTTCATTCCAAACTTCTTCTGATACTCAGGATTTCCCATTTCAGCATTTGGAAGGATGGATAGATTGTTGAACTGAATTCGGTTGTGTTGACCGTTATTGATGATCTGGTCTATTCCATTGGTAAACGACTCATATGTTTCACCAGGCATGCCAAGGATCATATCCGAATAAGTTTCAACTTTATCCTTCATGAACCTTCTTTGCAATTCCTGATAGGATTCCAAAGAAATATTGTCTCGTCTGATATTCTTGAGAGTGGTTGCATCCATAGATTGAACAGAAAGGGTCACTCCTTTGTTCAATCCAGCATCAGATAACAATTTCTGAACTTCGTAGGAACGATCTGTAGCATTCTTAGTATTCTGAACTGATAATGCTTTAGGATATCCCGTTTCAGCCTTAACTTTGGCTACATATTTGGTGATATCAACGTCTCGGACTAGAATTCCGTAGTTGGCATCACAACAGAAAATGAACTCTACTTTATGAGCAGCAAACCAATCGACTTCTTTGTAAAGTCTCTGTTCATCGAATTTACTGATCTTAACCTGAATAGCCGATCCCCAATCACAATAGGTACAATGAAACGGGCACCCACGGTTGGTTTCCCATAACCCTAACCACTGTTCATTTGGGTTATCCAACATAATGCCATCAAAAGTTCCATCCAGATAAGGGGAAGGAATTTCATCCAAAGTCTTGAACCTTCCTTTCTTTGGACTGTTGGTAAAAGTTCCATTGTTAATGTAAGACACCCCAGGAACTACACTCCAATCCAAATAGTTCCAATAAACCTCTTTTGGTTTCTTACTCATTGTCTCCAATATCAAGGTGAAGACGTGTTCTCCCTCTCCGTGAACAGCAATATTCACAAACGGATTGGATCTCAACCACTGTTCAGCATTATCAGGCACTTGTGGGCCTCCGAATACAATTAAACAGTCTGGATTGATCTCTCTCAATTCCTTAGCAATTTTGAGAGAAATTTTTTCGTTCCAAACATAGAGACTGAATCCAACAATATCACAATCTTTGAGTTTCTCGACAGCAGTTTTGACTGGAACACGTTTGTAGATTAATTCTTTGAATTCGATTTCGTTAATGACTTTACAATGCTTCTTAGCATAGGATTGGATAATACCTACCGAATAGGGAAAATAATTTTGCCCTGAAAAACTGTTGTTGATTTGAACTAATCCTACTTTAGCCATAAAGTATTAAATATCTGAGAACGGACAATTTGTGTTCTTAATTATCGGACATGCTTGTATAACTTCACGAATTGCGTCGTCCAGTGAGTAATCAGGACTCCACCCCAACGCTTCTAACTTCTCGTTGGATACGATATAATTTCTTTGATCGGGGTCTTTGTTGATTTCCGAGACGGTGATGTAGAAATCAGGAATTTGTTTCTTGATAGCGAGACACAAATCCATTTTGTTTACATTAGCAGAAGTATTCCCGAGGTTATACACTTGTCCTCTCATATCTTCACAGTTGTCGATAGCAAATAACATAGCAGATGCTACATCTCTAATATGAATGAAGTTTCTAAGGAAGGACGCTTCGAATAACACAATGTATTTGTCGTTCCAAGCTTTATAAGTGAAATCGTTTACTAACAAATCCATCCTCATCTTCCGAGAAACTCCCATTACTGTAGCTAAACGGAATGTAATGTTTCTTCCTGATTCCATTATTGCCTTTTCCGCTGCACATTTCGTTTTTCCATATAGAGAAATGGGGTTAAGGGGAGTTTCTTCATTACAATAGACGGCTTTTCCATCAACGTGTTGTCCAAGACCGTATCCCGAGTTAGTATTTGCGTGAATTACTAACTGGTCTTTACTCACTATTTGTGATAAAAACTCTGCACTTTCTTGATTAACTTGTAGTGTTTCACAGGGAAACCGATTGCAGAGAGGCATTCCTACGTAGGCTGCTAAGTTGATAATAACGTCGTGTTTACCAACCAACTCTTTATACAGTTTTTGATCTCGGACATCTCCATAAACAAACGAAAAGTTTGGATTTGCACAGTTTTCCAATATTCCATGTTGTCGGTGAATTAGATTGTCAAAAACCGTAACTTTTGTTTCGTTAGAATATCCAAAGTCTAAAAGAGTGGGGGTGAGAACGTTTCCGATATATCCTGCTCCGCCTGTGATTAAAATTTTATTCATGTAATTTAAAAGTTTAGGTTTTTACTTCTGAGGTATGATTGCAAATCATTGTAGTTTTTGATTATTTCTTCATTGGTCATACTTTTCCCAAAAGGAGTAGTTTCTTTATATTTAAAAGACATTAAAACCTCTTCGTCGGTTCCAAACCTATTGAACACATTAAAAAGTTTACTGAAATTAATGTCATTGTCAAGTATAATGCCAAACTTATCTGGATTTTTGTAAATCGCTGATCCAGGAATAGGAGTCAGAATAGACGCTAAGACAGAGGATGGTTTAACATCTTCTATATATTTTATGGTTTTTTCAACTATGTCCTTTGGTTCTCCTGGCAACCCCATAATGACATTCAATCGTATTCCGATTTCAAACTCATTCAAATAACCGAAAAACGTTTTGGATTCTTCTATGTTGATTCTTTTGTTTATGTTGTTGAGAACATTTTGACAAACGCTTTCTAATCCAATAGCTAAATCCACACAACCAGCGTCTTTGGCCATTTTAACCGTTTCTTTAGATATTCCATTTGCTCTACAATTTCCTCTCCACTTCAAGTTTGTTCTAGCCAAAGCAGACATTATCTTTTCCATTTGTTTTATGTTGGATAGAAGAATGTTGTCGTCTTTTATAGCTAGAGAAGAAATGTTATAATTAGTCTTTAAGTAGTTAATCTCTTCTTCTATTAACTCAGCGGTTCTATATCGTGGTTTTGATTGAATCAGATTTGCACAGAAATCACATTTGAAAGGACATCCTCTTGAAAGCAAAACTGACGTTCCTAACAGATCTTTGTAAGGATCGTTCAGAGTTCCTTTTTCAACTATTGCTGCTTTTGGTAAAAATTTTCTATTTGGGAAAGGATACTTGTTAACGTCTAACAGCTTTTCTTCAACGTAAATTTTTTTCAAATCGTTTATTTTGGCGTCATTCATTATCTCAACGATTTTATCATCCCCTTCTCCGACACACACCGAATCGAAAATTTTTAAACATTCCTCTGTATACAAATTTACATGAATTCCGCCTGCTATGTGTTTTGAATTGGGATATTCTTTTCGAATTTCGTTTACTGTTCGAATGGTTTCTCCGTAATTTATTGTCGTGAGAGAGTAGAAGAATACATCATTATCTGTGATGTAGTATATGATATTGTCAGGTTTTATGCCTCTCAAATCTATGACAGAAACACAATCCCCGAACTTTTCTTCGATGATAGTCGATAAATGAAGAACGTTAATCGGTATATTTCTAAAAGGTTTGAAATTGATTAAGTCGCTTGGAATTACAAATGAGACGTTCATAAGTTTCGTAGATACTTTTCAAAGAAGTGATAAGTCGTCCAATTGTTTACCAACGTTTCATAAGCGTGATCGGCTAAATGAGTATACTTCTCATAGTTTTTCAACACTTCATTTATCTTTTCTTCCAGATCCTCAAAGTTATACCAATAAATGAAATCTTTGTCGGGAGTAAACATGGTTTCTACTATTCTAAACTCTTCGAAGTGGCATAACATGATTGATTTACACGCTGCTGCTTCTAGAGTCCTGGTTTTAACTTGAGGTATGAATCTGTTCTTTTTAAGGTTGCTGAATGCTTTATTTGTTGGATGTAATTCGTCCATTTTGATTCCGGACGTTTCATATAGACAATTAAAGACAATGGATACTTTGCTGTTAGCGTTGAATTGTAGTTTTTCCCTGAAAGTTGCTCCACGATGGTTTCCGTAATTGAAAGATACTATTCGGTTGTTGAACTTTTCCGCTACATTAACCATCCCTCCAACGAAGTCGAAAAAGACGTGTCCTGTGAAATAAACATCGTAATGTTTTGTAAAGTCGGTCGGTATGTTCTCTACGTTAAAATGATTAAATCCACAAATTCGTTTGTCGTCTCCATATATGTTGTTCCAATATTCTGTTGAATATGGGCAGTTGGATAGAACTTTCTTTATCTTATGGTAGTTTTTTCTAAGCCGTTGTTCAACAGTGGGAACCCAAAAACAATTCGGTTCTTCCCACAACATAAAAACTACGTTGTCATAATGATCTAACACGTCCATTGAAGCGCCGATTGGAGAAAAAATGTAATCGGTTAAAGTTGGAATTCCCTCAAACTTTTGGTAGTTGTGGAAATTCGAACCGTCTTCTGGATGAAGATTTATATACTTTTTATCAACACACTTCATAGATTTCTGTAGTAATCTAGCAAGAACTGAATACTTTCGGTAAGTTTAATCTTCGGTTTCCATCCAGTTTTCTCGAAAAACTTGGTGGTATCTGGAATTTGCATAGTTACGTCCACAGGGCGTAAAAGTTTTGGATCTTGTTCGTGTTTGATTTCTACGTTGGCGTAAGCAATCAATAGGTCTAAAAACTCACCAACTGTCATCGTATTGTTTCCACCGATGTTGTAAGCTTCTCCATAATCACATTTGTTCGCAGAAATCCAATATGCTTCCATATTGTCCCGAACGTCAATAATGGTTCTTGTAGAGTCTAGGTTCCCATAGACGATCTTATCCCTTTTTCCTTTTTCAATTTCTACAATTTGTCTAGCAAATGCACTGGAGAATATGTCCGGTCTTCGTGGATTGATGTAAGTAAACGCCCTTGTAATTACAATAGGTATTCCATAAGATAACCAATACGAACGACACAACTTCTCTTGGGAGAGTTTACTGATAGCGTAAACGTTGATTGGATCGAGTTGATGAGTTTCTTTAATCGGAGTGTCTTCTTTTCTTACTTGTCCATATACTTCGGAGGTTCCGCAGAAATGAACTATGGGTTTTGCTTTGAGAATACGAATAGCTTCCAACAGATTCAACGTTCCATTGACGTTGTTATTGAAAATGGCTATAGGATTGTCAAAACACAATCTAACGTTAGCGTGAGAAGCCATGTGGAAGATGTAGTCAGGCTGAGCTTTGTCCAGAGTTCTAATAACAGAACTTAAGTCGGTCAAATCACATTCAAACATCGTCAGTTTGTCTTGAACGTTTTTCAAGTTGGATGATCTGTCGGTATGCCATCTTGTTAACCCCTGAACTTTTAAGTCGGGTACAGTTACTAGGTATTCGGCTAAGTAACTTGCTCCACTCCCATTTACTCCTGTTATTAACGCTCTCATATTAGTCTGTGTTGGTCTGTTTCAAAAAATCAAATACGTCGAATCCAATGTTGGGATTCATAAATAATACTCCAAACATAAGATTACTTGGAGATATTAGCAAACGTTTACAGTTTATCAGATTTGTAACATCTTTCAAGACATTTGTGTATTCTTCCATTAAAGTAACTCCACGATCATATTCGGTTTGGTTTTCTTCGATTCGTTTCATCGGTAAACAGAGTAACTTGTCTTTAAACTTACTCTGACAAAGTTCAATGAATCCTCTTTGACTTGACGCTAAGTAAATGTGATCGTATTTCCCGTTTTCGAATGTGGATTCAATTTGATCCATGTATTTCTTGTGATATTCTTCAACGGACATAAATGTATGCCACGGAGTTCTCTTTCCATCATTTGTGTAATAGAAACGGAGGAATCTATAGTTAATCCCCAATGTGTTTTCAGGGATCGGTGGTTGTTGAACTAATTCACTTCGAAACTTTAGGTTTTCTGTGTAGATGTAATTATACAATCTTCGAAGATGTTCGAAATCTGGTTCGGTGTACAATAACCCCTGACAGAAGAACCACCCATTATCGTATTTGTTGTAAATCGTTTCTCCAATATCTTCTTTCCAAGCCTCTTTCATTTGGTCGGTGAACAAAGAAGAGTGTTGAACATTGGCTGAATGTTCGTAATTGTGAGATTCGTATTTGTATTTTTGGTCGAAAAAAGTATCGAACACGTTTTGACCAGGAATTCCATCCCAATGAATATAGATTGGTATTTCGGTTCTCATCGAATACCAATACCAACCTAACGCTGCATTTAAATTGCTAAAGAATCCAGCATTAAGTCTGTTTCTTATCAATATCATGGTATGTTCTCCAGTAGTTCTGAATGAAATCGACTTCTTCTCTTGTAATTTTGTTGTTTATGAGCGATTTCCAGTATTTGAATTGGATCAGATCGAACGGAGTTCCAAGACAGACGTAATTATCGGTGAGATAGTCAATGACATACATTCCATCTTTAATCATTCCATTGTAGATAAGAGTGACGTAGAATTCCCCATTAACCCTTTCATCGTTCTCAACCATCTTCTTACAATAGGTTTTGAGAATGTTGCCCGACTTAAAGTAATAGATTCCACTTGAAGCGTGTTCTAGAATCGGAACGTCTGTATAGTATCCCTTTTCCTTAACGCCCAAAACTCGGAATCCTTGACTATCCAACTTCAAATGAGCAAAGTTGATGTTTCTCATTCTGTGAGGATGTGTTCCCGTGTGAGTTACTAAACAACCGTCGCAGTTGGTGTCTTTGATCTTCTTTAAGAAATTTTGGTAATCCCATTTGTGAGTCAAATCACAATATGACACGATGTAAGGCTCTCCATCTTCAATCGAGTCTTCAATCTTCATCAAAGACACAACCGGACCTTTACGATGAGCAGGAATAGTTAGGACGGTTGAAAGAGGATATAGTTCTCCCAAAACTTCATCAATCTTGTGATCTTTTACGTCTTTATCGTTAACAACGAATGTAACGTCTTTGAAGTCTATGCCTGGATACATGTCCAACACATATTCTATAACGTATCGGTCATCAATTTTGATGAGTGGTTTAGAAATGAATCCTTCCTTTGTAAACCGTTCACTATTTCCGCTTAACGTAAAAATGAATTTCATGATGTAAATAAACTGTAATCGCCTCTTCGAACATTTAGAGGATAGTCGGTACAAACTCCGTAACAATTGTTGAAGTCTTCCACTTTATAAACTGGAGTCATTTCCGGCATAACCATTACAGCATTTTTGTTTACTGGATACCCAGGAACACAAAACATGTTGCGTTTCGAAGTCAATACATAATTATCATTGTCATGACCAAAGACGTTAAGTTCTGGAAATTCTAACAAATAAACTAATGCTTCTATGTTTTTACAATGAATCCACAGGTTTCGTGAATTATCCAATAGAAAATCCAATGTGTTCCTCCAGAACCTTTTCTTGTCATAATCATGTCCCATATACAAAACATCATCCACACACCAAATGTCAGTTTCCACATCGAAACCTAGTTTGATAGCGTCGGAGATAGTTTCTTGGGTGTTTTCGGTTGTTCTATCCGGTCCGTTTAAATTTGCTCTATGGGCTATTATTTTCATTTTCCGTTCCAAGCTATGTCAAGTATTCTATCAATTCGATCTTTGTTTGGTGGGTATGGTCTGAATGAATGAAAGTCGATATAATAATTGTTTCTCAAAAGATTTTCATCAGGAATCTCTTTACATCCACGACTAAGACATTGAGAGAAGTCATACCAAAGACCTTCAAAGGACATTTCTCCCTTTTTCAACTTTTGTCTGATCTTTTCAGTAGCAAGATGTTCGCAACAACAATGATACATCATTTCATCGTTTTTGAAAGAATCGCAGAAGAAACCAAGACCGTACTGTTTTGATTCGTAAATGAATTTACACGCTTCTTCGAATGTATCGTGTAAATCAAGGTTCTTATCAAACACACTTCCTTTGGCGACGTGGTAATGACTTACTAAATCTGCTCCACCTTCCCGTGGCCCCTTCTCCATCCAAAGTTCGGGAGGATCTGAAATCTTATTATAACCCAAGTGAACGTGGTAATCATCGGAAATGTCTGCTATATCATCAATGAACCTAGTTCGTTGAAGAGGAAACAAATCAATATCTCCAAGTAACCAAGTAGTATCTGGCTCTGTCTTTGTCCACCAAATTCTCGACCAAAGCAATTGAATTCTTCTGGGATACGGAAGAGGTTTAACACGAATCACTTTTCCATATTGTTCGGTTGCAGGCAAATCTCCGAAATAGACCAGAACAGACTCCATTCCCAATTTCTCATAGAAAATTTTGGAAATCGGTTCCCAGAATGGAAGGTATTCATCGGATGACGAAAATAAAACCTTTTGTATCTTCATAACTTATTCAATGTAATTCAAGAATATATAGTCTTCGGGAAGGGGAAGGTTCACTGCTCTTTCGAAGTTTTCCTTAATCACGTCAAGTCTAGTGTTATAATAATCTGAACAACACATTGTTAAATCGAACTCATCGTTTAACCTAATAATTCCTTCTTCCAAGAAATATTCATTGACACTATTGGCTCCCCAATAAATCGGAATGGTTCCTGTGGCGAAACAATCCACAACCTTCTCTGTCCAATACCCTTCTGTAATTATATTCTCGATAGCAAAGGAATATCTAAAATCATTCAAACCTTCGTTCTTGGATTCGATCTTTTTATAACCTCTTCCGAAGACTTCCATAAACGGTCCATAAGCCTGAACAACTTCGTGTCGTAGTTGGTGGCCCGGAGCATCCTTCTTTTCAGAAGCTATAATCGACCAGTTCTTAGTCTTAGGAAATACGGATCGGTCTTTACACCATGTAAAAGCATGCGGAAGCAAATACAACAATTCAGGGTGTTTCTGAATCATTGTTTTATCGTTGGTAAAGATGTAGTCGAAATCATTTAGGATACGTTCTTTAATCTCGGGTTTATCAAGAAGCGGAGTAATAAACCTCAGATAATAAGGAGACTCACAAAACCAACCAATATTCAACTTTGACTTATCGACTGGTTCGGTGAAAATGGCCCCGTCAATATGAATAGAAGCAGGTGCTGAACGATCACCTTTGATCCATTCGACATGCTTCGGAATTTCCCACCCACACGACGATTCTGCGTGTTGGAATCCTCCACCAATCATGTTTATTTTGTATTTACTCATTGCTATATTTAAAACATGTATCTTTGTAAGGCTTCAATACGTGGGCAATAGACATAGTGTTCATTTTGTATTTATAACCCTTCCTCAATACTCTTTTTGACCATTCCAAATCCTCACACTCTCCCCAGTGATACCATTTATTTAGTGGTTCTTCTTTCATCACCTTCGTTTTAGCAACCCAATATGCTCCTGAAATATACATGTATTCGAATTTGTCATAAGAATACGGAGCAAGTAATCCAACCTTTCCATCCAAGGTTTGATTTTCAGGAGAATCCCACATTAACCAATCTCTGAATCGAGTTCCATCAATGTTCAGAAGCATGTTCATACAAATTCCCCAGTAATCTCCAAACTCAAGGAATCCCTGATACCATTGACTGTCGAAACCGAAATAATCGTGAAGGAATACGATGTTTTCCATAGATGCTCTGTCGGTTATCATATTCTTTTTCAGGGCGTTTCTTGGAGTTTCGTCAAATGGAATGTGAATGAAATCTATACCGTTTCCATGCGTCTGAGGACCGCCACACACGATGATCTCAAAGTCATCTTTGTTCATCCCTTCGATGGAATGAATAGACGTGAGTATTTGTGGCATAAACAAACACGTCCTTGCGGACGTTATTATACCAAATGTAAATTTCAATCGTTTCATAACAACTGGATCTTCTTTAACAAATCCCTCATTCTGTAGGTCCAAGTGTGTTTGGCTATACAGACTTCGTAAGCTTTGATTGCCATTCTAATTCTTTCTTCTTCGTGGTCAATATAATATTTAACTTTATCGTTGAACTCCGATATTGAGGTATAACCAACTTTTCCTTCGAAAATCTCAGAGACTTGTGGAACATTACACAATTGAAAATTTCCTGTGAAGCAGATATCAAATGCTTTTTGGTTCAAATAAACACAATCACTTCTTAGTTCTATATGGTTATAGTTAACCTTTGTGGCAGCATAAAGAGTCTCAATCTGTGGAGTAAACTCCGGAATCGTTACAACGTCAATGTCAGGAGCAATCAACTGTTTTAAAGGCGGATCTATGCTCAAGTCATATGGTTTGTATAGTTCAGTGTGAAACGGAGCAAAACAATCCTGACTTGCCATTGGACAATAATGGAAAGGAAATCCTGAGAACGATTGCTCCAATTTTTTGTCGGAGAAACACGTAGATACCCACAAATTTGCTTTGGTAAGATATTTGTAAATGTCTTTGTATTCGTTTACTATACAAACAAGTTTTCCGTCCCAATTTGTAGATCTAAACCACTCTACGTCGTTTTGATCCGGATCTTCAACTATCCACAAATCAACATTGCTAATAAACTTTGGAATTTCTCCATACTTTTTTGAAACTGGATGACACGAGAATCCACAGTTTTCAAAACCTCTTCTCCAACCTGTTTGTAGTTTGGTGTTTTTATCGTAATAATAAACTGCGGTTTTCATACATTCTTCAAAACGAAGACAGGTTGGTAAACTCCTGATTCTCCTGTATCCTGTGTAAATTCTTTTTCATCGAACCCTTCTTGATCCACCATTTCCCATCCATCAATTAAGTAAGGTAGTCGAATTTCTCCATACTTTCTATGGGCATTCCACACAATCTTATCTTTTCCTGTCGGGACAGCAAGAAATAATAAACCGTCTTTCTTAACTATACTCTTCATTTTTTCCATTGCTAAAAAGTCTCCATTAGGATTAATCGGATCTCCATATCTTCCCAATCCATCGTGTTCAAATGAGGAAATGGAAAAAGCAGCATCAAACGGCTCTTCCTTTTTAGCGTCGTTGATGTGAATCATTTTCAACCTCTTATCAGAAGGAACAATCACATTGTATTCGATAGAAATCGGAGTTCCTCCATAATGAAGACATATAGCTTCATACCACGGTTTGATAGAACCCATGATCGCAACTCGTTTTCCTTCGATTGGATGTCTGTCTAAACAGTTATATAACCACGTATCTGTCCAACCGTAAGAATCGCCCTGAGCCCGATACTTGATTTTGGAAAGATATTCGTTGACTGTTTTCTCGTCATATAGTTCAGGTTTGACAGAGGAATCTAAATCAGAAAAATACCAGTCGATCTTCTCAACGGCTCCATTCATTGTAAAACCATTTTTCTGTTCTATTGAGAGTAAATCCCACCTTATTGCTTCTTTCATATCTTATTCCAACTTTCAGGAATCAAATCGCTTGTATCCCAATGAGAGTAACCAGGTCCGAACCAAATCTTCGGAGCAATTACCGTTTTGAAGAGATTCTCATTCAAATAAGCTCCCCACCAACTGAACGTAGAGTTTCCTATGATGTTGTCTTGACACAGAGACATTAGGTAAAGTTCATTGTAATCTTCATCTTCAATAAAGTCAAACTTTCCTTTGAAGAATGACTTACACCACTCCATATCATCACTGAATACGAGATAATCTCTATCTCCCATTCTTTCAATTGCTTTGGTATAATACTCTTCACCAACAAAAACGTGGTGAGGCCACAGTTTGAGATAATCTCCACGGCGAACGTGGATGGAAACTTTTTTAGAAACGTCTCCGTATTTGTCTTTCAAATAATTTTTCGTATTCTCGTTAATACTAAATAATTTAATTATTAAATTTTGGTCAAAATACTTTTCGGACTGAAATCCGCCTTTGATGATTGTAAGTGGTTCAATATTAGGGATTTGGACATAATTAAATTTCTCGGAAACGTATTCCTTGGTGATTGGTAAATTATGATTAATTAATAATTTATTAAATATGTTGTTCGTGTAAGTCATGAATTTTCTCCCTTGAAGCGGAAGAAAATGTTTGTCGGGATCGAACATCGCCACATAACCAAGTCGTTTGGCCAAAGAAACACAAGCTGAGATTTGGAATAGTTGGTTCCCCAATCCTCCAGATAATTCCGAAGTTATCACAGGAAGTAAATCTCCTTTCGGACGAGAACGAATTTCTTGTTCGTAGTTTACATTTCGTTTCTTCTGATGTTCTTGGATTCGGCCGACATTTGTTTGACTGTGATTGTAAACATATGTAGGAAAATCAAATCTAGTAATTTTGTGTTTTGGACATTTTTCCAAAGCATCGAACATGATAACCAAATCGTCTGGACCAAGAATGTATTGATTGTCCTGTTTAGATACGAAATGGGTTTTGTCTATTGACTTCCAAATGAACCCTCTCATCGTTTTGACGTGGCTTGATCTCCACATATCTCTTCGGTAATCTCTATGTTCCATTACACCGATTGGAAATTCCGAATTCTGTGGATATGGTTCGGAAGTATCTTCTCCCCCGTTCCAAACAACCATTCCACCGTAAGCAACCCAAGGATCGTTCATCTCATAGTATTGGTTGATTGTATATAAGACTTCATCGCTGGATAACCAATCATCACCATCTAAGAACAACACGATATCATTGTCATCAATGTATTTGTCTATGAAATTAGAAAAGATATAGGATTTGGTGTAGTTCTTTTCTAAATTACAGAACTTAAACCTGTTGTCGGACATTTTAACGTGAGACAATGCCGTTTCATAAGTTTTATCGGTTGAACAATCATCAAAGAAAATCACTTCATAATTCTCATAGGTCTGAGACGTAATGCTTCCGATACACAACGGAGTCCACTTCTCGTTGTTGTAAGATGTGACTATGATTTTGAATTTGTTCATACCAAAATCTTGTTCAATTTTTCAAGATAAACCTCTTTACCAAAAAATCGTCTAAAACGTTTCTTTGCTTCTTCACTCACTCGTTTGTAGAATACTTCGTTTTCGAACAAACCTTTCGCTAATTCTCTAGCTCCTTGAACGTCTTCAGCTTCGACAGATAAATCAGGGAAACACAATCGTTGAGTATCTACTTTGCAGTTTCCGATACAAGGAATTCCAAAATATGCACAATTTAAAGAGAACGTTCCGGCCGCAACCGTGGGCATCATATGAACAGCATATTTGAATGTTGATAACGTCTTCATCCATTCAAACCAATACATTCTAGGCAATACTGTAAGATCAGGAATTTGATCTTCTCCATCACGACTTGAATGAGATGTTTGAACATATTTCTCATATGGTATTTCTTCACAAGCCATATAACTTTGAAATCCACCATACCATCTACTAAAGTTTCCTCCGATGATAACTTTGTTCTGTGGAGTTGGAACAATATCTTTGATAAGTTCTTCGATCAATAAAGTAGGCATAACTTCTACTTGATGCCTAGGATATAACCCTTTGAACCACTTTGTATCATATTCGTTATGAGCAAAAAGTATGTCGCAACTCGCCAGTTGGTTATACAAATTGAATTGGTCTTTTAACTCAAAATCATTAACAAACCAAGTTGGCCCTTCTTGAACTGAACAAACCTTCTTATTGGTTTTCTTCAAATCCTCAACGATGTTTGAAGCAAAAACGTCGGTGTATCTATTCTCTTGATGAACAAGAGTCGATCCTTCGGAATTAAGAAACACTCCGCCTTTTGGAAAGATAATCATGACATAATCATATCCACTTACTAACGGCCACTGTCTAATGTTCCAATGATCTGCATCAAGAGCGTTCATCCACGCAAACTCCGTTCTCATGTTCTCGTGAGTTGCTGGAATTTTTCCTTGAAATCCCATTTCTGATAGAAAAGCTATCCTCATAAAATCTTCATGTATTTGTCAAAGTAAACGTCTGTCAAAGTTTCAAAGTTCTTGACGCAATTATAGAAAATGTGGATTCCATACCCCTCTTTGATAAACACGTAGTTGTAGTTGTTTTGGCGAATATACAGATTGATCGGAACTTCATCGAAAGCATCTTTGAACAATTCCGGGGTGTTGATAATCTTCTTCCACGTCTGAGTTTTGATGAAGAACAACGTATTAGTCAGATATGGAACCTGTTTAATATCCATCGAATAGTTCTGTTTCTCTTTGATTTTGTCGTAATGTTTTACAGCGAGATCGTTAATTTTGATTTGAGCCTCTTCCTGTAATCTAAGAGGATGAATTCCTTTGTAGTAATGGTCTATCTTATTAACTTCTTTGTAGAACAAATCTTTATCCCATTCTTTGGTGGTTTCGTTTACTACATTAAGTGGCGTGTAATCTGCTCCCCACAACGGTTCGAACTTATAAGTGTGGAATAGATCATACAATTCTTTGATTTCCTCTTTTGTTCCCAACCCTTCAATGAAGTCTTCTATTTGAGGAATTCCGATGGAAAGTTGTGGAGTAAGAACAACGTTTTTGTCATCTGACAAAACCTCAAGATTATCAATAATCCATTCCCACATGTGGTTACTAATCCACGAATCGTCGTCCAACTTACAACAATATTCCGTTTCAGATTCACACGCTAATCTGATTTTATCCATGTAATTGAGTGTGAATGGAAACTCGGCTGTGTAAGTTTCAATTCCGTTGGCGACAAGACTCTCAGCAATTTGTTGCCAGATCGGTGCGTTTCCGGCATACATTAAATTGACAACAATCTTCTCTTTGTATTCCGGTCTTATTTTTGTCAGATAATGGAATACAATGTTGACGAACTTAATCCTAGACGGCCTGTGGGGCAAATAACAAATTGTTAGCTTCTTCATACTTTTCTATAATTTTCTGGAGGATACCTTTTAAAACCTTTTTGAGATGGATGAATTCCACTATTCCACGTTTCTAAATAATTATGTTGAGGATGAGAACAAATCCACATTTCACACCTATGTCGGTGGTTTTTGTTTTCCGTAGCATAAAAGTTTGGTATTCCAGGAGTGTCGTGTGGACTAAGTAAAGTATTTATATGTTCGCTCCTAGACCACCAAAAATTGCCAGAAAAGTGTGTTGTTGGCCAGGTGTTTATGTCTACACCTACAGCATCAAATCCCTGCTCTAGATAACCTAAACAATCTTTGTATCTTTCTATATTGAAATAAGTCATATAGTGTCTTTGATCTACCACACAAAGGTTATCTAGTGGACTTGTGACCCCTCTTAAATGGTAATAACAAACATAACATTGATTTTGTTTACAAACTTTTCTTATTAAATCGAGTGTCGGGAATTCGTGAGCAGAAGGATCTTCTTTTAACGATCTTTCTATAAACTCTTCTTCTGTAGGAAGTTGTTTCGTTTCTGGATTTTCATTGAAATAGATAACTTCTACATTATCTGGAAAGGTCTGTTGATCTAATCTACCAGGCCCAATTACTCCAATGTAAAACCTTTTTGCTTCTTTAATCATGGGAAGAGATTTCTCCCACATCTCTTGAAAAATTTCTTTGTATCTTTTAAGAGAACATACATGTAAAAATGCGTAAAAATCTCTCATGCTGGATGCTTATCTCCTATGACAGATGGGACTTTTATAACACAAGTAACCGTATCTACCAGAGGATAGAAATCAGTAGCTTTTCCAGCTTTTATAAGAAGAACGTCACCTGTTTTATAAGTTACCCCGTTCATTCTGGCTGAACCGCTTGCTATCACAGTGATTTCGTCAGCCATTCGATGAACGTGTTTAGGTTCACCTTGTTCAGCTTTCCAATACTGAACAGCTACTTCGAAGTCTTTGGTTTTTATAAGGGAAGGAACGAAATCTCCTACAATCCAACCTCGTTTGAATTCTTCTATATTATACAACTCCATAATTCTTGATAAAATAGTCAAGGTCTTCTGGTGTTCCAAGACCCCACATTTTGTCTACATTAAACACCTTTATCCTCTTGTTGTCAAGAATTGCTTCGTTATAAACAGGGGCTACATAAAACTCATTATTGACTCGGATATTTTTAGAAATCATCTGTTCAGCATATTTTACATATTCTGAACCATGTTTCCAATAGTAAATTCCAACTGTAGCGATGTTACTGATTACTTCTTTTTCTTTAAGATCAATAACATATCCATTAGAATCTAGTTTCACGTAACTCCACTTGGGGTGAGTATTTGGAAATGTGAGAATTCCCCCATCAATTTGATCTCCAATCATAGAATACATGAACTCATTGCTATCCCACTCCACAAACTGATCGGAATTAGCTATAAGAAGTGGTTCGTTGTTGTTAATGTATTCTTTCGCTAATAAGGTTGTACAGGCCGCCCCTTCTGTGACTTTATCCACCTGAACAATTTTACAATTCGGAGTGATTAGGTTAAGCAATTGACGAAGGTTGTATTTCTCGTAGTGTTCCTTCCTTACAATATAGATGTGTTCAGCATCAATGTTGATATTCTCCACAACCAACTGAATCATTGGTTTTCCTTTTACATCAATCAATGGTTTTGGAAATGTATAACCAGCTTTTTCGAATCTACTTCCTGCACCTGCCATCGGAACTAAAACCTTCATTTTTCCTCCTTGCCACTTGGGCCTTATTTGTCGATTGTCTATCAGAGATATATAGTCAATCAATGAATCGAATTTAACATCATTGGAATCTTTAACTCCAAAAAGATATGCTCCACTTTCTAAAGCTGCTTTTCTTCCGATATGAGAGTCTTCCACGATCACAGTTTCTTTTGGGGAACACTCTGCCTTAATCATACAACGAAGATACATTTCCGTGGAAGGCTTAGGGTTCTTAACATCTTGATTGGAATAATAGAAATCAATATACTCTAACAACCCTTTGGTTAACAACATCATCTTGACTGTTTCACGAATCGAGTTAGAAGCTACACAGATTTTATAACCCAAAGAACGTAGTTCACTTAGAATTGAAACTAAACGTTCGTCTTTGTCAAATTTCTTGATTAAGTCAATGGTTCTTTCTTGTTTTAACTTCCACACATCGTTATGTTTATCTTTTGGAAGCCCTTTCTCTTGTGAAAGCATGTTCAATTTTTTGGTAGTAGAAAGACCATCATATTTTGATAAGTGTTCGTCACGTTGGATGATGTATTTGGGATCTATTGATTCCAAAGCAAGGTTAAGAGCTTCGTAATGAATCTCTTTAGCATCTACTAGAACGCCGTCTAGATCAAATATGATTAACTTAATACTCATACTGAGTTCGGATTGGTGGGAACTGGCTTCAATTTGACCCCACCCAATCCTTTATTCCTTACTAAATTTACAGCATAGGCTCGGTCTGCTTCTCCTTGTTTAGAGTCGTTAATCACTACACGAGGACCGCCTCCCAAACCCATAACCAATTGATCGTATATAATCGACAAATCTCGTAGCTGTTTCTCGGTTACTTCTCTGTTGGATTCTTTTCTTCCCGTGGTGATGATGATTTTATAATCTTCCTTGATCCATTCATTAAGCTTTTCTCTTACTCCTGGAAGTAACGTAAGCTTTGTATTTGGGTCAAACTGTGTTGCTACATTACTAGAATCGTAAGCTACCAACGTTCCGTCCATGTCCAAAAAAATTGTATATCTATCGCTCATATTTCTATAACATCATGATCTTTAAAATGGTAATGACAAACCCCACATTCAGTTAAAAGAACGTTTTTGTGACTACCATCCACAATGTTATACATTAATATGGCATTAATCAACTTTCTATAACTTTCTTTACCTATTAGATGTTTTGTTTTAAGGTTGTTTCTTTTAATGAAGTCTCTGACCACGCATTCAGCCAACATATACTTGTATTCCAGTTGGGGTTTTATTCCATACTCAGGATCGGAGATATAAGCTTTGTATTTTTTATCGAATTCTTCGTGGGAAATGAGACTATCTGTTTTAGATGTGGTTATATAGAAATTGGTTTGAGGAAAGAACCTATCCCAATCTTCATTGCCTAACGATTCCACTGCTAAATCCACGTCGTTATTGTAGTAGGTCTTGACTCCTGTTACTCCCTGTCCTTGAAGGTAAAAGAAGTTTGCATCATCCATTTCCACGTTAAATATATCCTCAGTCAGAAGAACATCGTTTGTGGATTTCCATGCCCACATGTTTCCAAATGCAAGTGATCTAACGTAGTTCAATACAGAGTTGTCCAAGTCAACAAAACCGAATGTATGACCAAAATTTGGTCGGCCAATTACCATCACCGAACGAAACGTTTCATACCAGATGTTGTTATATTTTCTAAACAAATCATCCGACACGTTATCTGTTTTGGTCTGAGCAACAACAACAGTTCGGAATTTTGAGATTACAGGTTTATTATATAAAAGATAAGACTTTAGGGTTTCTATATCTTGTTCTTTTGTAATACAACCTATTGAACAAAAAGCTGATTCAGAGACTATATCTCCCAGTTTCATTTTGGTAAGTTAAAACCTTGGTTCTCTTTTACGGTGAATAGTTGATTATATCGTTCGTTAGTCTCTACTTGTTTTTCAATTGTCTTATCGTGGTATAACGCTAAATCTTCATCAATTGGAAGATATACGAAGTTTTCATTTCCCTGAATACGTTCATGAAGACGGCCAACCCATTTGATTCGTTCCGGTTCATTCTTAAACACTCTACATTGAGGATCGGGCCAATTAACCAATAGACGTTTATAGGTTGGGGATTCTGTTAGTCTCCAACCCCATCTCATAGCGTGTTCTGGAGTAACTCCCCGAAAATCGTTGATTCGTGGAACCCAAAACGCTTCTATTCCAGGATTGGCTTCAATAATGTCTTTCAGGTTAACTAGAAGAGTCTCAGTTGGACATTCGTCTCCGTCTATTTGGAATATGTAATCTCCCGAACATTTGGTAGCACCAAAGTTCTTATGGGAAGAGTAGTCTTTATTTAGATTGTGTTCCCAATAAGAAACGTTTGATACTCCCCTTGATAGAAACTCTTTTAGAACTTCTCCGGTTTCTATGTTAAGGTTTCCACTGTCAGCTAATAAAACGATTTCATCGTTATTACACTTGTTGATAGTTATCATATCAAACAAGCGTTCCAACGTTTCCGTTTCAGTACTGAATGTAACTAAATAACTAAGTTTCATTAAGTTGGTTTAGGTATTGGAGGAGTCTCTTTTCTTTTAGGAGGAACAAGCGACGCCGTTGGTGGAGAAGGTTTCAGCGGAATGTCTTTTGGTGTCTGTGGAAGATTGTTTGGGTTTTCCAAGGTTCTTTTTACTCATATTAATTTAAGATTGTGTAGCAGGCCGAGGCAATGTAATCTTCTTCAATTTAGGAAGATTGATTGTCTGTTGAACAACCATCTTAGGAACAACTCTATCAAGCATTTCATGAAACACTTTATCCATCGATTGGAGATTGAACTTTTGTTCGTTTTCTTTTCTAAGTTCTTCAGCGTTTGATAAAAACGATTCATAATGATTAAACGTATTCTTTAAGATTTCTCCAGCTGCTTGATAGTTTACTACAAACCATCCAGATTCCTTCACGAACCAATCGTTGACTGCTTCTCCAGGAATTTGCTTAAGCTCTCCTGGGAAGAATTTTGTAAATTTTGGATTTAGAAAATCCAAATGTCCGCTCCAGTTTGGAGCTAAAACCGGCTTTCCACTTAATGTAGCAAGCAGTAGAGGATGTCCGAATCCTTCACCGTGAGTAAAAGAAATATGAGCTTTTATTTTCTCATGATTATACAAAGCGTTTATTTCTTCGTCGGTCAATTCACCGTGAAGGATGTAGATATTTGTATTTTCAACAGGTTCATTTAACGAAGTAAGAATGGATTTTAGTTTTCCAATACAATCGTATTTGTCAATCTTACAAAGAGCAGCTCCACTTGTCTTAAGAATTAAGGCTGGCCTTTTATCTATCGGAAGTCCACGAAACGTTTCGACAAAACACTTGATTAAGTTTCCAATGTCTTTACGATCTGCATTTATATTATTTGCTGTCCACTGTCCAACAAACAAGAAAGCAAAGTTTTCTTTTACTGTAGCCATGAACTTTTCCAGATGTTCGTTCTTTACATCTGTTTTTTTGAAGATGTTAGTGTTGGCTCCCCAGAATAAAACTTCACACGGTTTGTCTAACTTGACAATTTCCTTCCGACCGTCTTGAAAATCTTTTGTGTAGTTTGAGTCTTGAAAAACCTTTTGTGCATGAACAGAAGTTGCAATGTTGAAATTCATTCTATTAAGACCCTCAAGCCACGGAGCAGCTGATAATGTTGTTTCAATTCCCGCAGTCATTCCTATATTGAATTTTCCAACGGGCTGAAACTCATTTGGGATAGAACATTGAATAAAAATATCGGGCTGACGGCTCAGCGGTTGTTGAAGAATCTTTGGAACTAATGCTTGCGTTTCGGGATCTTTTTCCAGATCTTCTCGGAGGTTCTTTTTACTGCAATGTCCCCATCTTGTCGGAATAAGATGAAGATCGAATTTATCATATCGAAGAAGGCTTTTAGCTACTGCTTCAGCCCAGTCTCCGTATCCACTACGAGTCCAAATTGGTGATTGAAAAACGACTAAGGGTTTACTCATATTTCTATTTCTTTCGGTACTGCTTTAAATTCCTTGTTTAGATGTTCATACATCTGTCCTACACATTCATCACAAAGATGAACCTTTACAACATACAAATCATATACGCTTCCATACCAACTAGACAACACAAGTTCTGTGAACGCTTCTCGTCCAGGGTGTTTATCACAAAAAAATGTAGTGTCTTCGGGTTTGTATTTCACGATTGATTTCTCTTCTTCATTTCTTCGGTGTATCTCTCCTTTACAGGAACTCCACCTAAACTTGTATAAATGTCAGCCAACGCTTTTCCCATCGTAGTTTGAGGCTTGGCCGGTTGGGCTTCCGTAGAGTTAAACCCACCTTCACCACGGACAGTTTGGTTGATATCGTCTACAAACTCCCAGGTTACTTTAGTAGAATTTTCGATAAGAATCTGACAAACCCGATCACCCTTCTTGTAGATTTTATCCATATTCACGGCTCCGAAACATTTTTTTCTAAATGTTCGTGTTCCATCTGTCGATGGAAGTTCTTCACCGCCCCACCACATATCTTCTGGCTGCCAAATGTATTTGTATCGAACTAAAATCTGTCCTCTATAATCGTTGTCGATCAAACCAATTCCATTAGCTAACAAAAGGTTGAAATCGGAGTTAGATGATCTTGGGTGAATCAGAAGATGATGAGTTTGAGTTCCGGGCTGAACAAACAACCCTGTCTCATATTGAACGTAATCGACTCTCAACCATTGATTATCCACTTCTTTTTCTTCGAATGGGACTGGAATGTATTTACTTCCAACAATTTTTGGGTCATTGATACAAATAGCATCATATGCCGATGCGTTTGTTGGAATGAAATTCCCATCCTTATCTTTTTTTGTTGCTTGAAACGGAAGTTGAATCCCTTCTACTCTTTTAACGTATATATTCATTTTAACTTACACTTGCTGCAAAATTAATAGCTGATTGTTTAGCTTGTTTTAAAGTTCGGATAATTACAGTTCCATGTTTATTAAATGGAATCAAATCTCTTTTTTCTTCTGGAAGATGTTCTCGGTAATTCTCTTCAAACAACTTATCACCGATACCAAACCCCACCATTGCCCTATGACTCCACCCATACCACTTCCTTTGTTTTTTACAATAACCTATGGAACATACACAGTGTTTTTTATCTGCTTTGGTTGGTTTAATTCCCATCTTTACCATCAAAAACCTTGCTCTTTTAGGATCTCCAATATACTCTCCTCTCAAATTGTATGCTGCTTTTATAAAACACGGAGGAGTTACATTATCATCGAAGAGCTTCCACGCTTCGTTTTTTACTATATAACCAGCCTTATATCGTCTTTGATTAATGACGACTTTTTGTATTCCTGACGATTTTTTGTTGGGTTTATAATTATCTGGAACACAAGGAGTGTCTTGGGTTGGATCGGCTTCTAACGCAGAAACCGGAACCGTAGCAAGCATTTCACTGTTAATTTCCATAACTAATTTAATCTTACAACTTCGAAACGGTTAACTCAATTTCTTTCTTAATTTTATCCTGATCGATCTTCGGAAGTTCAAATCCCAGTTTGTTTTCTGGCATAACGTTTCCAATATAATCATTGACCGTAATCATTTCAATCGGTTCTGCTGGCTTCCAGTTTTTAAATGTAAATTCCATCGTATCAACAAACTGTTTACACATATTGTTTGCATTAAGTCCTCCTTCTCCAATTGCCCATTCACGTCCTTTGAGGCCACACGCTTTTCTATTATTTTTCCCCATTAGATACCAATACATCATACCTTCAGCTAAATCTTCCCATTTACAAAGATCGTCCAGAATGTAAGGGGTTGGTATAGAACCTTGAATATATCTTGCTGTTGGCCAGAGTGGATATGCCCAAACTCCGTGGTTTTTGTATCTTCCATCGAAGTTTGATCCCCAATCAATATTGAACACAGGAGGTTTTCCATTTTCATCGACAAACCCCATTTGGTCTTGAAGACCACCTGTTACGTTAGCAATTATCGGTATTCCACACATGATTGCTTCAGAAACGCTTAATCCGAATCCTTCGTTCGAAGATATATTAATCAAAACATCTGACATGTTATAAAGACATGTCATATCCTCAGGAAAAATTTTTGCCGTTGAAAATACGATATCATAATCAGGACAGAGAGCTTCTTTTACAGCAATTAAGTCTGTCCCAGCATCACAACGAATTTCAGTGTGCATAAGTAAGCAACACTTCTTCGCCACGTCTTTTGGAAGGTTATCACAAAAGTTTCTATAAGCCAAAATGATGTTGCTCGTTCTCTTGCGGTGAACATTACGGCTGTTATACATTAATACGTAATCATATTCTTTTCCTTGAAAAAATTCCTTCTTTCTTTGAACTAATCTACCATCTGTTGGTGAAAGAGGTTGGAAAATGTTATGATTAATGCCGTGTGGAACATAATGAAGGAGAGTTTTTCCATCCATGTTTGAATCGTTAATTGTAGAAATTCGATCCTTGCCTAAAACTTGAGCATTAATGTTGTAAGTCTGTTTTGAAATGGACATCAACACGTCGCAAGATTCATAATATGGTCGGTTATACATTGGGTAAGGCAAATCGTCCCAAATGTTAAGGTATGTAAGCGGAATTTTGCTTCTAATTTGTCTTTCAATGAGATACAACCATGTCCAGAAACGAGGGTCGGTGAAGTGAAGAATAGCATCAGGTCTTTCCATGTTCATGATGGCGAACAATGTGTCTTCATCACCATAACCATCAATAGGGTAAAGTTTAACATAACAGTCGTTTCGTCCCAACAGTTTGTTAGTGGCTTCAGACATGTCTTGGATCTTACCTTTATCGGGGTGGGTGACGGCTCCAGCTAACTGAACCCAATCATAACGGTCAGCGGTTCCAAGAACTAATTCTCTACTCATCGTGGCAATTCCACTATGCATTCTTAAGTCATCACTCAACAACATTATTTTTTTCTTTGCCATATTAAATAACCTCTTCTAAATTTCCTTTTCTATCTATAATCCAAAAATTTATTTCGTATCCTTGTTTTTCCGTATGTTCTTTTTTGAAAATGTTTTTTGATAACCATTTATTATAACGAACCTGTCTGACTTAAAACCGGCATGTTAAATTCATTAATAGTGTTCCTCATTGTATCGTTGTGAACGTATAAATAAATACACTTCTCCACAAAACTTTGGAGCGTAAGTTTATGCCGAACACTAAGAATTTTTAGATCATCGTAAAGAGTTGGATCTAATTTAACCGTTGTTGGAACCTTGTTTGAATTACTCATAATTGTAACATATATGAATATACATATTTCCACATTTACAAATATGTTTTATTTTAATCAATCAAGTTCTTGTTTCTGGTCACAACGTATCTTCTTGTGAAGACAATACTTACAATGTTTTTTCCTATCTCCTGGATTTTTTGGATAATTTTTTAAATCCTCGATATACTTCCCTTCTGGAGTAAAACACTCGTCTAAGAACTGAATAAAATCTTTGATGGTATCAACAATGATTGGACCACTGTGAGGTGGTGTGAAGTTTTGAATTCGATTCTGTGGGAAGTTAACATTCTCATATAACTTCCTTTTTAGAATGAAAAACTCAATGTCGATCTTACTCAACGGAACATTGAATTTTTTACTGTAGAATGCTTTGTAAAGGAGTAGTTGGGATACCTTGGAGAAATCATCCTTCTCCGTTTTCCATCCTACCGAAGACGTTTTGAAATCGAATATCTTAATATCACCGGTCTTCTTGTCTTTTAGAACTAAGTCAATATAGGCAACAAAATTGACGTTGTTCTTAATGGGCATTTCAATTTCCATTTCTACATCAACGAATTCGTATTTGTCACTGGGGAAGTTCTTAATTCGTATAGCTGTCTTTGAGAAAGCGTCAAGAATGTCTTCTCCGTCAAAGCAGAATTCGGTGCAATCGTCTTCGGTATGCTTGACTTTGGTGTTATCCAACTCTCTTTTAAAGATTACCTTGAACTCTTCGTAGAGTTTTATGCTGTCGGCTTTGTCTGCTCCTTCGGTGTAGAGAGTTTTAACGTAGTTCTGTAAAACTTCGTGAATAGCCGTTCCGAAACAAGTATTTACACTGTCTTCAAACTCTTTAAGTCCTTTAACATGATCGAGATAGAACTTATGAGGGCATCTTAACCACCAGGAAAACTGACTAAAACTTACATGCTTCTTTTCATCCTTCTTTATATCATCCATATTTATTAGTGTAGGATAAATACAAAGAAGCATCAATTATTTTTATGAAAATGGTATTTAAATTAATGGTAGCGTGGTGTTTTGCGCTGACTACACTGGCCCAAACCGAACCCATGAATGGTCGCATTGCGGTTTATAAATTCTCTGACAACCTCTCCTATTCAACTTATGAGGTTGCCAAAAAGGAGTTTCACACCAATAGGTTAGAAACCTTGAAAACCATCGAGACAGGAGTGGATACATTTGAGATCAATACTTTAAGTAATCAGTTCGCCAACGTTATCCTGGCCAACAACACGGTGGTTAAGGTGGAACAAAATTCAGAGTTCCGAGTTGACATGTTCAATATAAGTTTGAAGGAAACTAACACCTTCCCATTCAAAATAAATGTGGAAAACTTCAATATGAACTTAGCGTTGATGAATGGTTCCGCTTATTTTGTGGTCAACAAAGGAACAAATGACCAAGCCATGCTTCAAACTCCCCTTTCTAACTTCGGTCTTGATAATGGAAAGTATTGGATTCAAGTAGACAAGAAGTTTGTTATCGTCATTATTCTTGACGGAACTTTAGATGTGTATGATAACGTAACTAACAAGAAAGAAACCATCGGTTCAGGCAATATCGTTCTCATCCGACCATTTGAACTTCACGTTGGTAAGCAAGCCGATTTGTTTGTGGATAAAACCGACACTAGTGTAAAGAAAGCAAAACCAGAACAACTTAAAGATTTGGTAAAAGATGTTGATGAATTATCCAAAGTAAACAATGAAGTTGTTTGGATCAGTGTTGACGGTAAAATCGTAGCTGTCAAAAGTAAATGAAGAAGCTGAGGGAAATTTTAATGGAGCAGTCTTTATCAGGGAAAACCTTGATATCGGTTGACATTCAACCGGAATATGAAAAGAATCTTTCTTTCCGACTTCCGAACTTTATTCAGTTTTTGGTTGATTCGTGGCCAGAAATACACGATTTGGTATTCCTTTACAATGGAGCAGAAACATTGGGAATGGTTTCTGAACAGGACTACAAAATCTGGTGGCTTGAAAATGAACTTCCCGAAGAAATAGTAGACCGAGCAACGTTCTATGATAAAGGCTATGCTTTCTTTCGATATTGTATGGATAGTAGTTTGGATGAAGATGTAACCGCAAATTTTGTTCGTTTCATGTATCAGAATGACATTAGAGATAGTAGAGACATGACTAGAGACATGTGGGCAAAGTATTTGCGTGAATACCGAAGAACGGATAGGAAAGAGGCTTACGAACTCCTTCAACACGCTGGCGATTGTGTTAATGTTCCTGATTTAATGGATTTCATAAAACATTACAACAACATAGTGTTGGTAGGCGGTGGGGTAAATGAATGTCTCAAAGAGGTTGAGATAGCTTTAAAAGCTCTACAGAAACCTTATCAGGTATACTCAAAATACACTTATTAATATGAAATACAAAGACTTTTTCCCAGAGACAAACGTAGTTCCGGAAGCATATCCTCCGACTTGGAATTTGGAGACGTTCAAAGCTTTAAAGTCATTCTCCAAGAGAGTAGCTTATTGTAATCAACACCTTCAAAGGCTTTCATCCGGTTCAGGAAGAATAGCTTATAAAGTGGATGAAGAGAAAGTATTGAAGTTGGCTAGAAATGAAAAAGGAATTGCTCAAAACGGAGTAGAACGAGACTGGTATGTTCAAGATGCTTATGAAGATATTGTAGCAAAAGTTTTTGATGTGGATGAAAACGACCTTTGGATTGAAATGGAGTTAGCTAAGAAAATAGGTCCGGCTCGTTTTAAATCTTTAATTGGAGTTACCGCTGACGAAGTTGGAATGTATCTTCAAGAACTGAACAACCGAGATAATAGCAAGCCTCCGCCGTGGAGAAGAGTAGATGATGAAACGAGAGCCAAACTGGACCAAAACGAATGGGTTCAGAGGATTTACACTCTTTGCCGTGAAGTTGATCTGGCTCCTGGTGATTTTGGAAAAACCAATAGTTATGGAGAAGTTCTCAGAAACGGTAAACCAGCCGTGGTTATTATAGATATGGGATTGAGCAATGCTGTTTATCAGGACCATTACTCACAATAAAAAATTGAATCTATCTTTTCCTGTTGTATCATATTCCCATGATTACACAGGTCCAAGGAAATCTTGTCACTTACCCCCTTGATGCTTTCATCCATCAAGCAAACTGTTTCTGTACCATGAACAGCGGTGTTGCTAAGACTGTAAGATTGACGTATCCAGAGGTTTACGAAGCTGATTGTAAAACCAAAAAAGGAGACAAAAGCAAAATGGGAACATTTTCTTTTGCCAAAACTCGTGATGGAAAATTTGGTTTTAACCTCTACAGCCAATACGATTTCGGTTATGATGGGAAGTGTCGAACCGACTATTTAGCAATCAAAAACGGATTAACCAAAATCCTTACTCACGTTTTAGAAAATTGTCCACCGAACGCTAAAATTGGAATTCCTTGTAAAATGGGGTGTGTCCGTGGCGGAGGGGACTGGAACGAGGTTATGAGAATAATTAACGAGGTTTTCACTGAAATGCCTGTTCAGGTATTCATTGTTGAATTTAACGAATACTCAACTAAAGACGATGACAGTCTCAGTAAACTCAGAAAAGCCTACAAAAAACACGATTTAATGGGGGAAGTGATTGAAGAAGAATAGATACAAGGCTGCAAAAGAGTTTAAGCTATATAAGCAAAAGGGATCTGATTGTTGGAGAGTAGCTCTGGCTAATTATTTACAAATATCTCCAAAGAAGATACCAGATTTTGTAAATGAGTTTCCGACCGACTGGGTGAAAGCCACCCGAGATTGGTTGATGAAAAAATACAAGAAAACCATTTTGTATATTACCGCTGAAGTAATGGAGACTCACGATTACAATAAATTATCAGCTCCTCCTGGCAAGTGTATCGTTCAAATCAAAGACAATTTGGATAAAGACACTACACACGCCGTTTTCATGTTTCGTGGTCTTCTCTTACAAAGACACGCAATAGAAAAATACGACAAAGTTTTGGGATACTTTATAATTTACGATTTAGAATGAGCGAAGGAATACATATCTCTCGGGATTTACTAACTAAAAAGAGAACTGATATTATTGACAGCATTTCTATGGTAGCCCTAATAGTGGGGTTTGTAGCATGTATAATAAACGGTTCTTTTATTTGGGGTGTCATCTTCCTTTGTATGTTGATTGGGTTCTACAACAACATGGAAAACGGACAACTTAAGATAAAGGTAAATACACGATTAGAAGAACGTGGTCTTTATGAAATAAGTTCTGAGAAAGAAGTGTATCACGTTTTAGCATCATCAATGGATGAAGTCAATCTTTACTGTTTTACCGAGAAAATCGAAGGTGATATAAAATACATCGGAAAAGTAAAGTATTTCGTATGATTTTCAAAAAGATATTTAATTCTTTAGTGAACCTTTTTAGGAAATCTGTTCCTGAATATAGAGATCACGTTTTTACTGAATATGATCGGTATGGAGGTTATTCTTCCATACAACAATTGAGAAACCAACTTAAAGCATCGGAACAAAACGGAACCTTGGATAAAATAAAGGGAGTTTTTCAGAGAGTTGAAAACGAGGGAATGTGTTATTACATAGTTAGAGATTGGCATGACGATCATCTATCTTTGGTGAATGTGATTATACAAAACAGCCCAATGGGAGAAATTCATGCTTGTGAAATAATGGACAGAGATGTTTTTGTTGATTGGGCGATAGATCCTTGGACCGGAGAAATTAACATAGATTATGAATAGAAGAACATTTTTTAAGATAACAGCGGGTTTAGCTGCTTTAGCTTCCGGAATCAAGGCATTTGCTTTAGGTCAACCAACTCCAAAAACTCCACTCGACAGAGTTTGTGTTCGTAGATTGGTTCTTGAGATTCAGAAGCATATTCAAAGTCTCGGTAACAGATATGTGTTCGAAGTTAATGACCAAGAAACGAGAGAATGTTTTCGAAAAGCTATAGAAACCCATCTAGAGGATATCAAGAACAGGCGTGGTGTTTATGATTATCAAGTGGTGTGCGATGAAAGTAACAATCCTCCAAGCAATATAGATCAGGGAAGATTGGACGGTTTGGTTGCTATTCAACCTGTAAAAACCGTGGAGTGGATTGTTATAGATTTCAGTGTGATTCCAACGATAAAAGAAGATGACTTTAAACTGGAAGGATGGGATTATGTACACGATCCTTTACCAGGATACGAGATTAAAGGTTAGAAGGTGTAAAACATATACCACCTAAAAACTATAATAGAAAGGTATAATGTATAAGAACATATTCATAGATAAAAAAGAGGACATAGTATATTTGTGGGATGACGAGAAGGGATTCACATCATTTCCATTTAAAAGATATGCTTACAGAAAGAGAACGGGTGGAACATACAAATCCATGTATGGGGATGAGTTAGAGAAAACGATTAACTTTGATCCCCGTGACCCAAGCATTTTCGAAGGAGACGTTCCACTTGAGACGGTAGTTTTGAGAGACGCATATGAGGATTTAGACGAACCGTCCAAAGGACATTCGACCTTGATTTTCGATATCGAAGTTAGCTCCGAAGGTGGATTCCCAATCATTGAACAAGCCGACAAGGAAGTAACGGCTATATCGTTGTATGATAAAACAACGGAACAGTATTGGGCATACATTGTAGATAAAGAACACAAGATTCAGAACGAAGATAGAACTGCTGACAAAACTTTCATTCGATCTTTCGACAACGAGGAATCGTTGTTGAGAGCTTTCTTGAACAAATGGGAAGAGATTCAACCAACAATCGTGAGTGGTTGGAACATCGACTACTTTGACATGCCGTATATCTACAACCGATTGAAGGTTGTGTTGGGAGAGAAAGAGGCTAAGAGACTTTCCCCGATTGGAATTTGTTACATGAACAAATTCAACAAGAAAATGGTTGTGGCTGGAGTGTCTTGTTTGGATTATATTCTTTTGTATAAGAAGTTCATTGGTAAGAACCGACCGTCATATGCTTTGGGTCAGATTGGAAAGTTGGAAGTTAAGATTGCTAAAATTGAGTATAAAGGGTCGTTAAATAACCTCTACAAAGAAGATATCAAGAAGTATGTTGATTATAACTTGAACGACGTTATCATCGTTGTAGCTTTGGACAAGAAGTTCAAATACATCGAACTGGCAAGGGAAATTTGCCACGTTGGTCACGTTCCGTATGAGTGGTTTCATATGTCTTCCAGATACCTTGAAGGAGCAATTCTGATGGATTTGAGAAGAAATGGTTTGGTCGCTCCAAACAAACCAATCGGTGGAGCGGAGGAATTGGAACGAAAGGATGCAGAAGACGAAGAAGGGTTTGAAGGAGCATATGTTAAACATCCGATTCCGGGTCGTTACGATTGGATATACGACTTGGATTTGGCTTCTGAGTATCCAAACATTATCATTTCGTTGAATATCTCACCCGAAACAAAGGTAGGTAAGATTCAGTCGGTGGAGTTTACACCAGAAGGAAAAGAATATCGAACGAAGAAGTTAGAGAAAGCGTGGGAAGAATTGGACGAAAAAGTTCAAAAAGTTGTTAGTAAGGAAGATTATGTTAGACAGAAATTCCACGATTTCGATTCAGAATGTTTTGCTCAAAACGTAATTACTGATCTGAATTTGGGCGGAACTAACTACAAACTACAGAACTTCAAGGATTTGATTACAGAAGAGGATCTTTCAGTTTCAAGCAACGGAGTTATTTACGCATTGAAAGAACAAGGCGTCATTCCAAAGTTATTGAGCAACTGGTTCAAACAACGCAAGGAAATGAGAAAGTTATCCAAGAAGTATCACGACGAGGGTAACAAAGAACTTGAGGAATACTATGACCGTAAACAGTATTCGTGGAAGATTCTACTCAACTCTATGTATGGTGGATTGGGTCTGCCTGTGTTCCGATTCTATGACGTGGATAATGCTGCGGCAGTAACTTCAACAGGTGTCACGGTAATTCAGACGACAGGAAAACTGATTAACCAATACTACCGTGGTGTCACGAAGACAAACGACGATTATGTGATCTATCAAGATACGGATTCGTGTTTCGTCTCGGCAGTTCCGGTGGTGAAGGTCAGAAAACCGGACATGGACGTGACAGCTTCGGAGGGTAATCAGGAGATGGTAAAATCCATCCTTGAGATTGCTTCAGAAGTTCAGACGTTCATCAATAAGTCATACGACGTGATGGCTAAGAGAATGTTCAATGTAACGAAACACACGTTCGAAATTAAACAGGAAATTATCTCCACGACTGGGTTCTGGTTGGCCAAGAAAAGATACGCTCAGTGGAGAATCAATGAAAATGGTAAAGATATCAGAGAGGATAGTCACAAGTTAGAAGTAAAAGGAATTGACGTTGTGAGAACTTCGTTCCCAGCTAAGTTCAGAACCATTCTTGAGGAAGTCTTGAAGATGATTCTGGCTAAGAAGTCGAAGGAAGAGATTGATGCCAAGATCCTTGATTTTAGAGCCAATTTAAAGAACTTGGCTGTGGTAGATATTGCTAAGAATACATCTGTGAACTTCACAAGTGGTGATGGGAAAACCCACTACAATCCAAAGAACAGAAATCCATTCAATATTATAACGGGAACTCCAGCTCAAGCTAAGGCTGCTTTGTATTACAACGACCTTCTGAAAAAGTTCAACTTACAGAAGAATGTGGAAACAATTCATAGTGGAACAAAGATCAAATGGGTTTATCTCCGAGAGAATCCGTACAATTTGGATTGTTTAGCGTTCAAAGCTGATGGGACTGATCCAGATAAAATCATGGAAATCATCAACACATATGTTGATCGTAAGAGTCTGTATGAACATGAGTTGGAAGGGAAACTCCAAGATTTCTATAATGTTTTCGGATGGACTCTTCCGAGTTTGAGTTCTAAGAAATCTGCTCAGTTTTTTAGTTAACATGAAGATAACGTTGAAAACCAATAAAATTACTCCGTTATTTACTCCTGATGAACTGGAGTCTTATGGATTTGAACTTGTTGTCACTCCTACAGCAAATGTTGGTGGTGTAAATTATACATGTAAAGTGGATAAAATCGTTACTTCTACTGTAGCAGAAAAATTCGATAAAATCTATACAAAGGATATGATTGCGAGTATTATGATGGATCAAGGGATAACTCACGTCTACAATGTAAACAAAGTAGAGTGGTTTTCTCCCGAAGATTCTTCTGTAATTACTTACGTAGAAGTAATTTGTAAAGGGTTTAAAGTGGAAGAAGTTGAGAAAACAGAACTCAATTTAGAAGAACTTTTGGAGGCATTACAAAATGATGAAGAAGACGAGGAAGACAAATGAGTGATTTAACATTTAAAAAATTCAGTGAAACAAATCGGTTACGTTGTGAAACAGACTTCAAACATCCATTGGAGGATTGGAGTCCTGCTGAGTGGTCAAACGCTATGGCTGGAGAATGCGGAGAAGCATGTAATTTCACAAAGAAACTCCTAAGAGGGGACGAAGACGTTGAAGTAGAAGACATTGCTAAGGAATTAGCAGACGTGGTTTGTTACGCTGATCTGGTGGCAGCAAGATTAGGAATTGATCTTGAAGAGTGGGTAATCAGAAAGTTCAATGAAGTGTCGGATAGACGAGGAAGCAAGATCAAACTTCCCACTGAAAAATATCCGATAGAAAATGTTGAAGAAATCTCTGAAACAGAGGAAGATTTAGGATTGTCCCGTTGTGAACAGTGTGATGAAGAAGCCTGGGACGGTTATATTTGTCACAGTTGCGGAGCTAAAAACATTTAAAAAGGAATAAATTATGAGCAAAATTAGTATTGAAGAAGTTGAAGCAAAGATGTTGGAACTTAAGGTTGATCCCATCAAGGTTCAACAGGTTGTGGCCGAACTGGAGAAGGTAGTCGAAGAGATTGCCGAGGAACGTAAGGCTGAGGCCGGTCCAAAACAGAAGTGGGAATTCGTTATCATATTGAATGATACCGAAGGTCTTCTGAAAGGCAAGGAAATCGGCGGATGGGTGGTTCAGCAACCAACTGGCGACGATGCCAACCTTATTCTGTCGAAGCTGGCAGACGCAGCCAAGAACCAGAATGAAGTCACCAAGAAGAAGGCAAACAAGATCAGCGATCTTCTTTCTTTGTTCGAACATTTGAAGGCTAAGTTCACTAAGGAAAAGAAGGTTCGTGTCAAGACCAAAGAATTGACCCGAGTTCTCATTACCGATGGAAAAATGGTATGACAATACTTAAATGTGATACATGTGGATCTGAGAACGCAAGGAAGTATCAATATGATAAAGGCCGTAGTATAGCCTATATTGATCTGTGTGTTAGTTGCGTTCAAGATTGGGTGTTAAAGCATCAAAAGAAACTAAGTGAGGTATCAAGTGGCCAACAATCAAGCGGTAAGAAAGTTATCTTCGGTTGAGTTTGTCACCATTCCTATTGGACAACCTACTAGAAATAATAGGATTTATCCAAAAGAATTGATGGAGAGAGAACTTAAGAAGTATCAGGAACAAATCGAACAACGAAAAGCATTCGTTACGACTTACAGCGAAGGTTGTCAAGTCTTTCTGAAAGATGTTGTTGGATTGGTTAACGAAGCTGTAATTAAAGACGATAAATTGGTCATAAAAATGGAAGTGTTGGACACACTTGCCGCTACTCAATTACTCGGTCCTGATGGTCAGCTTCACGCAACCCTATTCAACGTTGCTCCGTTTGGAATGGGTTCTCTTAAAGAAAACGTAGTTCAAGACGATTTCAAATTGGTGGGTTTTCACATTGATCCAAATTATGAGCGAAGAAACGAAGATTGAAACTCCGAAGGAAAAGCCTTTTTACCACAACAAATCTGCTGCGGGTAAAGGGGATAGACCAAGGAGTGTAAGCCAGAAATATCGTGATAATTACGATGAAATCGACTGGAGCGATAAAAAGTTAAAGATCAAAGTTAAAATTGATGAGAACACCATCGGGGAATTATGAAATGGATTGAACGGTGGTGGCATATTCTGTTTCAAACAGAATGCCAGTGGGAACACAGAACCGATCCTGGCGAAGAAGAACATGGGAAAAACTTTGCCAAGAGGTATTGTAAAATCTGTGGAAAAGTTCAACACGCCTTCTACTACCCCTACGGTGATGTTCGGGTAAAATGGGAAGATTTATAATGGACAATTGAAGTTGGTTGGTGTAGAATAGTCGGAAAAGGAAAATTGTCATGTTGAATCTCCCAATTAACCTCGACGGAAAGCAAAAGATTCTAATTTGTACTGTGGGTGGAGGCTTCGATATCTTCGGAGCCTTACCACTCTATTACACATTAAAGAAAATGGGAAAAGACGTGGCGATTCATTCCTATTCATTCTCCAACGGGGATGGTGGAAAATATCATCCTGAAAAGTTTGTCAAAGAATTGCCCGATGCTCCTCGGATTTATGTCACCCCAAAACTAGGGGCTATACCTCTCACAAGTGTTTTGAAGGGAATAGTTTCCAAAGAGAAACCCGATCACATCTTTACGCTTGACTGTGGGGTGGATTCTCTGATGTTTGGTAATGAGATGAATTGTGGAACTATCGTGGAGGAATGGACAAACTTTGCTGCTCTGTTGGATTTGCCACACGACAAAACGCACGTCTGCTTGGGGTTTGGAACCGAAGTGGAAGAAGGAATTTCTCATGGTGTGGTTCTTGAAAACATCGCTAACCTCTCGTATTTCGGAACGTTCCTCGGAACGTGTTGCTTAACAAAGAACTCGGAATCTTACAAGTTCTATAAGAAAGCATACTACGATGCTATCAACAAGGAACCGAAACACAAAAGAAGTCACATTCATCCAAGAGTGATTCACGCTGTAGAGGGAGATTTCGGATATGTTCCCATCAATGAGGAAACTATCATGGATGAACCAGCGACTGCTTGGATTTCCCCGCTGATGGGAATTATGTGGTTTTTTAATCTCAACCCCATTATCAAAGCAAACAGATGGTTACAGTATGTTAAAACCCATCGAACGATAATGGAAACAATTGATTTTCTTGAATCGGAAGTCTTGTCAACGGAAAGCCATGACGGTTTGTGTGGAATACCCAATAGTTTGAGACACAGAATACCGATTCCATATTAATATGAATTATGTTTTAAATGCAGATAAAGAGGGCGACGATAATGTGACTCTGTGGACTAAAAGCCATGATCTTCAAGTTGCTACAGGATATAACAGAATTGTCATTGGTGGAAGAGGACCATACGTTGAGTTTACAGAGGACCAAATTAGGTTAGAATCCTTTCATATACCAGCAGATCAGTTATACCGGTTAACTGATAAAAGAGTATATTACGTAGAATTTCGAAGTAACGATGAGAGTAATGTAAAACTTTACTACCAACTTCAAACTGTAGCCTACGCCGATTATCGTATCGGAATGTTTTACATTTCCCCTTACGATCTTTATCTTTCATTCTCCGGTGTTTGTATGGCAGAACCCAAATTCAAAGAAGTCATTAAAGAAAGTAAATTCTTCACTTAAAATAAGTTGAGAAACTTCTTTAGGGTGTTAAAATCTTAGAACAGTTAAAAATTATGAAAAAGAATGTATTGCTAGAATTTATAAACAAACATACGTCCGAGATTGAAAAATGTCGGTGGGTCAGTAACGCTAAGGATAAGACCTTGAAGGTTGATGTTGCTTCGGATACACGAAATCTTCTGTGTGATATAACTCTTGCCAATTGGGACGGATTTGGTGACGCTGAGGTTGGTATTGGAAATCTTCCAAAGTTCAAACGTGAATTTAGTTGTCTTTCAGGAGAAGACGTGTCGTTCGTATTAAACTATAACGATGACAAAACGAGAATCATTAACGTTGATGTTATGGACGGAACTGACGTGGGAACGTTTACCGTAACCGATTTGGATATGATTGATAAGTCTTCTCGATTGAAGAGTACCCCACCTTACAATGCTGAAATCGTTTGTGATGCAGATTTCATCGGAAGGTTTTTGAGTGCTACATCGGCTCTTCCAGACGTGAAAACCTTCACGGTAATGATGAACAAGAAAGGCGTGTTGGAACTCATTGTCGGGTATAGTAGCATCAATAGCAGTCGTGTTTCTCTCAAGGTTAAAACTCAGGATGGAAAAGACAAAGTGGACGAACCTCTCTATTTCCGAGCTGATTATTTGAAGAGCATTTTTGCTGCTAATTCGGAGTGTGAATCATCCGTTCTCAAAGTGTCAGACGGTGGACTTTGTTCTGTCTCATATGTGTCGGGGGACTTTACCTGTAACTACCACTTGAGCACAACCGAAGATCAAGACTAATATGGAAGAAATTGAGATAGTCAAAAAGAAGGAGAGAAAACAACATATTTGGGTTGAGAAGTATCGCCCGAATAAGTTGGAGGATTATATCGGAAATGATACAATTAAAGAAACCTTCAAATCCTATGTAGCAAGTCAGGATTTCTGTCATTTGCTTTTACATGGAAGACCCGGGACGGGAAAGACTACTCTTGCTAAAATGTTGGTCAAATCTATCGCTTGTGACCACATTTACATTAATGCTTCGGATGAAAGAACGATAGACGTAATCCGTGATAAAATCAAAAACTTTGCTTCATCGGCTGGTTTCAAACCATTGAAGGTTGTCATCTTAGATGAGTTTGACGGAATGCCCGAGTTGAGTCAAAGAACTCTTCGGAGTATAATGGAAACGTATGCTTTAAGCACACGTTTCATTTTGACTGGAAATTATCATGAGAGAGTCATCGAACCCATTCTCTCAAGGGTTCAATCATTTGAGTTGAAACCACCTTCCAAGAAGGAAGTTGCCTTACATTTGATAAACATTCTCAAGGGTGAAAACGTAACGTTTACGAACGAAGATTTGGCTGAAATCGTAAACGCATATTATCCTGACATTCGAAAAACCATTCAAGTCTGTCAACAATCGAGTTTAACTGGAACATTGAAGCTGTCAAAATCTGCTCTGATAGAGCAAGATATCAAGTTGAAGTTGGTTGAAATGTTGAAGGTAAGAACTCCTTTTATAGAAATCAGGAAATACATTAGCGAACAGAATCTCACGAGATTTGAAGAGATTTACGACTATTTGTATGAGAAAGTTGATACGTATGCTGAAGGAAAACAAGCGTCTGTGATTCTCAAAATCGCTGATGGAGTTAAAGGAGACTCTATGGTAGTCAATAAACAAATTGTATTTCTAGCTTGTATCGTAGAGATTTTGAAGTCTCTGAAAGCACCTTAATTTATGAAATGGTACGACAAAGAAAAAACAAAGATGATTGATTTGGAATCAGTCAACGGTTATGTTTATCTGAATGCTAAGGATTATATTAATGATAACCCAGATTCAGAAGACGTGGAGGAATATAGAAAGAGTGGAGATAAGATAGAACTTATTATAGGAGGTTCTGTTTTCGTATTCCGTGGAGAACAGGCAAGAGAGTTATACGAACTTCTTCTATCTAAAGACAACAAACAGATTTTATAAAGGATCAATATGGATAAATCCGCTAAACAGAATATTATAAACCAAGTAACTAGAAACTTCAGCAACAAGCAATGGTTTAATGGGGCAGGTTTCCCAGACGGAGACAAACTAGTTGTAGCTTACAACTACTATCCTGCGTTTGAGCTGGTAGCTATTAAAAGTTACTTGTCACAAATCGGTGTTGAATACGAGTTGAGGGACATTCGACAGATTTTGCCGGGGTCTCAAAAAGACGAGGTTCCGCCTTATATTCGATAAAATATGTCAGAAAATGTGTTATACAAGACCAAGACTTACTTGGTCGGCCCGATGCAGTATAGAAACGGGGAGGATTGGAGAACCTATGTTCAAAATATCCTACAGAAAAGATGTATTACTGTATTCAATCCCTATCACAAACCTTTCATCAAAGACGTTCAAGAAGGCGACGTTGTAAGAAAATCAACAACCGAGTTGTTAGAACAAGAGAAATACGATGAAGTTGTTGAGGTTTTTAAACCTATCAGATCGTATGATTTGGCAATGGTTGATAGATCCGATTTCATCATCGCTAACATTATTCCCGAAGTTCCCACAATAGGAACTGTAGAGGAAATTGTTACTGCTGTAAGAATGAAGAAACCCATCTTCATGGCAGTAGAAGGTGGTAAAAAGAAATGTCCACTTTGGTTTTTCGGAATGTTCCCACACAAATATATCTACAACAATCTTGACGATTTAGTAGATATGGTTTGTAGGATTGACGATGGGATACAAGAAATAGATTCGGATAGGTGGAGACTTCTTAGGAAAGAATACCGATGAAGATTTGGTTAACGGCAATCTTGGTTGGATTGCTAACGGTTTCTGTGGTGGGATATCCCACTCAAAAGAGTCTGTTTGAAAAACGAAACTGGGAAGGTATAAGCATGGTTCTTACATCTTCCAGTATTGAGTGTAGGATTAAAAGCATAGTAGAATCGTATTTGGAAGGTATTCAGAACGAGGATACTTTGGCTGAAGTGGTCAAGGATATCAAAAACCTTTTGGTTCAGAGGGTTAAATCCAAAGAAATCAAAGACGCCGATATCATCATTGACCATGACGCTTTCGTAAATGAATCTATTATGAAGATGGAAATAACATTCGGATTCTATCAGGACGAAAAAATGAAAGCAGATTTAATACTACAATTCAAAGTAGATTTTAAGGAAGAATAATATGAATGATAAAGTAATACAAGCGATTGATTCGGAGAGAGCATATCAAGACAAGAAGTGGGGACACACCCTTTCAGGTGGTCGTCCGGGAGATGGATTTAGAACCGTAGATGAATATACTACATACATTGCCGGTTATACCGCTGATCTAATTCGTGAAGCATCCCATTTTGGAAATGACGAGGCAAAACTTCACATCGTTCGAAAGATCGCTGGTCTTTGTGTCGCTTGCATGGAACAGAACGGAGCTCCTTTGAGAGAAGTTCCACAAACTCCAATTACAAGTTCTTTTGTTACTTCTTCCAAGAAATGAGTGATAATCCTGGATTATGGGACAATCTCGATAAACTAACCGAGATTGCAAATGAACGTTGTTCGGAAGAACTACAATGTCGCCATTGTTATGCCAGTCAATATCTTAATGATTTATATCGACTTACACACGAATGGCTAGATACAATAGAGATGGATTGTGAAAAGAAAAACTCCGAGACGCATAGCGAGTGAATTGATTGACAGAGCAATCTGTGAGTCATTTATTTCGATTAAACGGAAGAGAATTCCCGGAGAGTGGATTTTTAAACTTCCTCCTGAGGAACGTGAAATCCTCAAAGATTTAACAGAAAAAGACGTTCAAGATAGAATTTTATAATATGCCATACATAAAAAAAGAAGATAGAAAAAAGATCGACAAGGAAATTAAAGACTTGATTGAAAAATTAACCAATCATGGATGCGATTTAGATCCAAAAGTCGGAAACGTCAACTACGTTCTTTCCAGTATTATTTGGACTCTCTTTGATAAAAAGGCTTCCTACACCACAGGAAACAATTTGATGGGTGTATTGGAGTGTGTTAAGCAAGAGTTTTACAGACGTAAGCTCGCTCCATACGAAGATAAGAAGATCAAGGAGAACGGGGATTTATGAGTGAGTTAATTTATTTAGCTTGTCCTTATACTCACAAGGACAGGGAAGTTATGTTGTATCGGTTTGAAATGGTAAACAAAGCAGCAGCAAGGTTAATGGCAGAAGGCAAGTATGTTTTCTCGCCGATCAGTCACACTCACCCTATTGCTGAAGCTGGTTCTCTTCCTCGTGGCTGGGATTACTGGGAAGGATACGACCGAAGAGTTCTCAAGGGTTGTGATAAGATTATAGTATTGTGTCTCCCTGGTTGGAAAGAATCGACCGGAGTTCAAGCCGAGATTGGGATTGGACAAGAGATGGGAATTCCCGTCGAATACATGGAACCAATAAAATAATTTCATAATTTGACCATATCCTATTTATAATGTATAAAGAAGATATGGTTACAAAAATTCCGTTACCTAAAAACACCAAAGGTGTTCAATACTATTCTCCAGTAGGGTGTTCCGAATATGCTGAAGCTGGAAAAAGAATAGTTTCAGAGTTGCTTAAACAGAATATTCCTGTTTCTTGGCAACAGTTCGTTTTGGATTCCACTTCAAACGACGAAACGGATTTCGTATTTCAAGAAGCTAAAAAGTCTATAAACAAAAACATAGACTTTGACACTGCTATTTTTCAGTGTTCTCCTGACGCTTGGTTTAAACACACTGAACGTTTCAAAATTAAGTTCCTCAAGAAAAAGTTAATTGGGTATCCTATTTGGGAAACTAATAAAGTTCCTGATTTATGGGTTAAATACATGAATCTGATGAACGAAATATGGGTTCCCAGCAACTTCAACAAAGAAGTTTTTGAAAAGTGTGGGGTTGATGTTCCTATTAAAGTAGTTCCTTTTCCATTTGTTCAAAGACCATTGCCGGATATTAACTCCGATTCTTTAACCTATCTGCTTTCGAAATCTAAATGGTTCGGAAATGAATCCAAGTCGTTTCGATATGGATCGGATTGGAAAATATTTTACACAACAGGAGAATGGAACGACAAAACGAATATCGAAGAAGCAGTTAAAGTTTTCTGTAAAACGTTCACAGTTGAAGACCGAGTTAAGCTTATCATTAAAACATTCTATAAAGACCACTCAAAAAAGAATGAAAGTTTTTGTGTATCTAGGCTAACTTCGATTTTATCTGATTTTAAAAACCATCCTGAAATACTTCTAATTACCTCAGAGTTATCTACTCAGGATAACCTCCTTTTACATTCCATTGGAGATTGTTTCTATTCATTATCCTGCGGAGAGGGGTTTTGTTTGGACGCTTTCGATTCGGTTAATTACAAGAAAGACGTTGTTATACCAAATTTTGGTGGACATTTGGATTACTTGGGAAAGAACCATTCCGGATTGATAGACTGTGATCTTGTCAGTGTAGATTTTAAAGAACGTCAAGAAACCTACAGCGGAGATCAAAAATGGTGTGAATCAAACCCCAACGATGCGATGGATAAATTAAAAGAAGTCTATCTTAGATTCACGCCAAAACAGTCAGATAGTCAAGTTGTGTTGAATAGAGGATGGTATTTCAAAGAACGAAGAAACGGAATAGCGTTTAGACAATCGTCCACGACTTCTAATATCTTATTCAAGGATCAAACACAGGATTACGTAAAGTTGAAAGTTAGATATGACATTGGTGATCCTCAAAAGGATTTGGTTGTATTAATGGATTCTACAATCAAAAAGAAATTTGTTTTATCGAAGGGAGAAGACCAAGACATTTTAATTCCTATTCGTGGTGTTAAGAACATTGAGCTGTCTACATCTAGTGATGTTCCTGAAAAGAATATAGGAATAACTTTAAAGCATATATCTTTGATAAAGAATAATTCTATAACTCTTTTAAGCATGGATGAGTTGTGTGTTGAAAATGAGTTAACGTATTTTTATTACTTTTCTACTGAACATAAGATAGCAGAAGACATAAATAAAGAAGTTGTTTCTACCGATGAATTTAAAAAATTCAAAATCAGTTTAACAAAAATTGAGGTTTTGAATGACGAAGAATTTAAAGGAATAACATATTTTGGACAATATGGAACAAGTGGGTATGCTACAGCTGCTAAAGGAAACTTGGTTCATTTCTTTACTAAAGGAATATCTGTGAGTTGGGTTCCTTTATACTTCGATAATTCTCAATTGAGTGATGAATGTTTCTATAACGCAATGGTAAAGTCATTAATCCGAAAACCGATAGAAAAGTATGATACGGTATTTCTCCATTCTACTCCTGATATTTGGACAGATCTTAAAACTAAAAACGCAAATGTGTTCAAAGACAAGAAAACAATTGGATATACCGTTTGGGAATCTAGCCAACTCCCCTTTGATTGGGTTGAAAGTATAAATGAGAACGTCGAAGAAGTGTGGTGTCCATCGACTTATAACGAAGTTGTGTTTAAAAACTCAGGAGTTAAAGTTCCAATCAGAGTGTTTCCGCATGTGTTTTTACAGAAAGAACTTCCTAATCGAGACTGTGTTTGTCTGAAATCCTATTTAAACGACATTTCTTTGAAAGAAAATAGATACTATACTTTTTATAACATTAGCGAATTGAACCCTAGGAAGGGAGTAGAAGATTTAATTACCTCTTTTTGTGAAGCATTTACTTCCAAAGATAAAGTTAGATTGATCTTAAAAGTTCATTATAGAAACTACGAGGAAAATAACAAAAAACATTGTATAACAAAACTAAGTGAGCTGGTTTCTCAATATAGAAATCCGCCTAAAATTCATTATATATTAAACAATTTAACTGAAAGAGAGATTCTTGGATTACACTCTCTTGGAGATTGTTATGTAAGTCTTTGTAAATCGGAAGGGTTTGGGTTGACAATATTTGAAGCGTTTAAATATGGGAAACGAGTAATTACAACAGGATACGGCGGACAAATAGATTTCTTAGGAAAGGATTATGAAGGATTGGTTCAATATAAGCTGGGGGATATTCCAAAAGAAATGAAAGAGTTTTCTAAGTATTATACGGATGATCAACAGTGGGCTAATCCTATTCTTGATCACGCTAAGGATTTAATGATATTAGCGACAAAATGAATTTATGGAAGAGATAAAATACTATTCACAGTTTGGACAAGACAAGTTTATAATAGAAAATGTATTCGGTGGTATTAAAAACGGATATTTTGTAGAATGTGGTGCTGGAGATGGAATACACATTTCAAATACATATACGTTGGAAAAGTATTTTGACTGGAATGGAATTTGTATAGAATGTAATCCTTCTTCTTTTAAAAAATTGTCGTTAAATAGAAAGTCTTTGTTATATGATAAACCTATAACGCATCACGGTGAAATAGTAGAGTTTAATTTTATAGAAGATTATGGATATTATTGTAGTTTATTTTCATCTATATATCAAATTTCAGATAATTTCAAAGAACATTATACAAAAATATTGTTAAAGTCAGAAACTTTAAATACTGTATTAAATAAATTTAATTCCCCTGATATAATAGATTATTTATCTTTAGATACGGAGGGGGGAGAATTGGAAATTTTAGAAGAATATTTTAAAAATTCTAAAAGTAGAAAAATAAAATGTATTTCTATTGAACATAACTTTTTCGAAGAAAGAAGAAACAAAATAAAAATTCTTTTAGAAAACAATGGGTATACTAACATTAAACAAATTGATGTGGATGATATTTATCTATTAACATGAGTGTAATAAATGATATATTTAAAGGAATGGAATATGGTGTATATGTTGATTTTAATACCAAAGCTCTAAAAATAGAAGATGAGACATGGGATATATTTGTTATAAATTCTACACAACAATTTCATCCATATATTAATCATATTTCGAATTTAACAGATTCTACATTTTATAATAATATTCATAGTTGTGGAATATCTACGATCATTCATTATCTTTCTTTAGAAAATCAATCTAATAACGAAGAATTTTTAAAATTTTATTTCCGTTCTTTAAAAGAAGCTATTGACTACAAAAACGTATTTATTTTAATAAGTGTTACGAAATCTGTGGAAACAAAACGATTATTAGAAGATAATTCATATGAGTTTTTATGTGAAGAAAATGAAGTTGAATACTATATCCATTCTTTTTTTAGTTTTTTAAAAGATTATGAATAAAAACGTGTCAATATTAGTTGGTGCGGATAATAGATATCCTATTGTAAATTATACTTTAAAAAGAATATCTTCATACTTTGATAAAATTTTAATTGTGTTTAATTGTCCTCTGGAATATGAACACCTATATGATTTTAAAAAATATAAAAATGTTCATGTGGTTTATATAAAACGTTTTTATGGGGATTTGGAACCATGTAGGCGAGCCACATACAAAAACCTTCCAAAAAATGAATGGTTTTTATGGTTAGATTCTGATGAAACACCATCACAACTGTTATTAAGCAATTTAGATAAGGTTATAGAGGATTTAACAATTAACAATCGTGGAGTTGGAAGATTTCCTTACGTAGAACACTCATATAATACAAAAAATGACATCGATTGTTATAGAAATAATCCGTTTGATATGAGTGTTATACCAAAAGATCAAAAAGATTTTGAATTGAAAAATTGGTTTTGTGGACCTAGATTTTTAAAAAATGAAAATTTATTTATAACTTCAAACTTTGGGGGACACGAAACGTTTTGCTATACCGATTCTAAGAAAAATACAGCGTTATATTTTCCATATCATATTATACACCATAAAAGCGATTTAAGTATATATCAATCACAATTATATCATCTGTTTACAATTCCATGGCAACATGAAAATTTTAAAAACTGGGTCACTATTAAAGATTCTGAAGAGTTTAAAATGTTAAGACATTTTCAAAAAAAATGGAATGTGTTTAATAGTAACGAGTTAAGTATTCAGTTTGAAAAAGAAAATGAAAATTTTATTTTAGAATTGGAAAGTATGTTAAAATCATTTAATTCTAGTAACATTTTTTGTTTTAAATGGTTATCTGAAATACTGAAAACCGGTTCAATTAAATTAAACACGTTATTTTTTGAATGTAAAGACAAAACTTGTTGTGATTATAAATTATGACAAAATGTGCTTGTGTAATCTCGTCTTATAATTTTTTCCAATTATATTTTGTTATTCAACAGTTTGAAAAAAAACTGAAAATGTTGGATAAATTGTATATTACATTGAACAGTGAAAGTTTAAATACATCTTTTAAAAGATGTGTTCTATTTGATAAAAAGTTTGAGAATATAAAAAAGTTGTGTAACTCTTTTTGTAATTCTGAAAAGATAAAAGTAGTAGATGAAGAAAACTCTAATTTTTTTTCTTCTCCACATGAGCAATATAAAACAGAAACCGAAGTAAGATCTAATGGATATAGAATTGTTATAAGCCATGCAGAAGAAGATTTAGTTTTACTTTTACACGACGATGTTTTTTACAAAAAACCAGATTTTGTAAATTTTTTGTTTTCTAAGGTTGAACATGACGGTTATGACATATCTGGATTGGTCGGAGAACACACAAATTTGAATTTCGATCTGGCAAATGGAAAGTTTAAGCCTGCAAAATCAATAGGGTTTGCCAGTCATAACATGGTTGTAAAAAAACACATTTTACAAAAAACGGATGGAAATTTTTATGCTTTTAATTTGAAAAGTGGATGTAGGTTCCCATATACTGACGTTTTCAATACAACTGAAAAAACCATTTCATATGAGGGATTTTGTATATTTTCGGTTCAATTATACAAACATGCAAAAAATATTTATGTTCATGAATACGATGGTTATAAATGTAATAACCAAATACAACATTATAAAGAACAAGAATTAGATTTGGATTTTATAAATATTTCCGGTGGATCTGGACATCTAGATTTCAATTTAAATCCAGATGTTTGGATTAAAAATTTAAAACTTGAAATGGAATCTGAAAATAAAAATATAAAATTATTTGAAAAAAATTTAGCGTTTAGTAAAATTATCATGGATCGGTTTCCATATGATTTAATAAAAAAGTATGATTTGGTTAATTTATATGATGAGTTGCAAACAAATTTACAATTTAATATAGAAACTCTTAAATCTTATGATTCAAGTTTGAATTTGAATAAATATAACATTTTATTACAAGGATATTTATGAAAGCTCTAGTTACATTTGAACACGAATCGTTGCCGATTCACGCTATAGATTTAATAACGACTTTAAAATCAAATGGTTTAGACATAGACTTCTTAATGGGAAAAGTCCTACCAAACATACACGATCCGTTTGATTTTTATAAAAATAATACAAGAATTATAAGATATATGCCAGATTTTGACTCATATGACATCTGGTTTTTTGATATATCTTCGTGGGAAGGAGAAAAAACACCTTATTTGGATTTATTGCACAAATTCAAAGGAGTTTTGGTGTGTATAAATTTTGAAGATGGATATCATTTTTTTCAAAATAGAATGGATGATTATGTTATAGATAAAACTGTAGCATACATCAACAATGCTTTATACGTGGATAAGGATCGATATGATAAAAGAATACGTAATAAATTAATTCTAACTACATCGTATATAAGTAACAGTCAAGATTTTAAATCTAAACACGTAGATTTTAAAAACAAAAATAAAAGAGCGATTTTTACTGGGAGCTTAACAGGAAATTCGGAAACTGGAAATCAATTCGAAGAGATGTGTAGAATAAATATACCACTTTCTTTAATATCAGCTGGAAAACCATGTATTTTTAATATTCACGGTTACGATCCTTCTAGAAAAAATATATATGATATGTTCGATAAAACATATAAAAGAAATATTATGCCTAGAAAACAATTTATAGATAAATATCTAAACAGTATGATAATATTATCAATCAAAGGAAACGGGCATACTGTGAATAGATTTTTTGAAGGACAAGCATGTGAATCCTTAATCTTTTCAACGCCATTTGATAAGATAGTTCAGTTCATAGGACAGGGAGTATCTGGAGAAGATTATATTGAAATCGATTGGTCTGGAAAAGATGTCGTTGAAAAGATGGATTATTATATGAACCATTTAGATGAAGCCGAAAAAATAGCTAGATCTGCAAGATTGACTTGGGATACATTTAGTAAACGGGATGATAACGGGAAACTTCCAAAACAAGTATCAGATAAGATTTTATCTGATTTTTATAATATTACTGGTATAAAGGTGTAATTTGTATATATTTATAATCTAGTGAATAAAAACATAAAGGAAAATGCGTTCGATGCTGCTCCAGGCGGAATGGCTGGGTCTATAAATATGCAAGGTGGATCAAGCTTTGCTACTCAAAACTCAGCCTTTCAAGATCCTTCTAAGTTTGAATCTCCTGGATACAACAAATTTTACGATCCAAACGTAACCGGACAACCAGATACTCATAAAACTGAAGATAGTGGATCGTTTGATGGAGACGTAGATCAATTATTCAAAGGAAAAGAAAAACCAACTCCAGACGATGTTCTTTGTGGTATTCAATACGAACTCCAAAACATGGTGAAGAAAGATAAAAGAATTGCTAAGGAAAAAGTAATTCATAATATGAAGAAGTTTGGTCCAAAATATTACAGCAAACTTGGTATGTTAAATATAGACGACAAAAAAATAGACGCCTCAATGATGCAAGAGAGAGTTAACCTTCTCAACAAAATGATAGCGGAGAAATCTGCCAGAAGAGAAGAAATAAAACTTAATGACGCTATTACAGATATTCTTAATGAGAAAAGAACCATGAAGACAATAAAAACTGATTGGCTTATCAAACTTTCTTCGGGTAATTAAAAATACCACTTCTAAAATAATAAACGTATATATTCTTGACGGTTTTTTCTTTCAAGAATATAATTTGTTTTATGAATGATTTAATAGCACTGGGGTATGGGTGGCATGAATTAGAAGGAGATTATCGTTGGTCCAAAGATACGTTTACACTCAACGTTCTTGATCCATCTATAGACTCTATATTCATCACTCTTCGGTGTAATAAAATTTATACAGATTATGCCTTAACTTCTACCACAAATGATTGGAAAACGTTTAACAAATATAACCTAACTGACGGTCTTAATATAATCAATATTCCTCTGGAGAAATCCAAAGAAATAAAATTTAAATCAAGTAGTTTCATTCCTTCTTCATTAGGATTTTCGACGGATTCTCGTGTTTTAGGTTTGCAAGTTTTCAACTTCTCCGTTAAACATGGAAACACTTCCAAAGAGATGTCGATGAATACAGTTAAATTTAAATCGGAAATTTGGTTCGATTGTGATTATGAGATAGATGAAACGACTAGTTTTATTACTCTCAATTCAGGATGGCATGAACTCGAAGATAATAAACAGAGATGGACTACCGGAAATGGAGAAATTCTAATCAACACTGATAAATATAATTCAATTAAACTCAGATTATTTTCTAAGAAAAACCAAGTTCTGAGAGTTGTTTTTGATGATTTCAACGAAATAACCGAAAAACTGTTTTCGGGATTCAACGAAGTATCTATAGAAACCCGTGATGTTAAAAAGATAAACATTGTTACCGATGTGTTTTCTCCGAACGATATTGATCCAGTAGTAAAAGATTATAGAAAATTGGGAGTTATGTTATCGGGATTAACGGTAGTTAGCAATATAGACTCAAAAGAAATACCTGTTAAAAACGTCTTCTTTAACCACGATATTCCACAATTGTTAAACTTTATTAAAAAGTATAATTTTGAAAATAAAAATATTAAAACTATAGGTGGTTTAGGAGACATAATGGTTGATAAACTCTCTGACGTTAAAGGAGGAAAATTAAACCTCAATAATCAACTTGTTTTCTTTTCTCATCGATCAGGATGGAGTTTTGTAATCAACTCTCTTTTGAAGCATCATAACAAAGATGGTGTTCAATTCGAAGGGTTCTTGGAGAAACCTTTCATTTGGGGAAGAAAAGAATTAATTGAGAAAGAGAAGTTGCCGTTCAAACATCCGTGGGTTGGAGTATTACACAATCCCTGGGAATTTCCTATTGATAACAACGAACATGTTACTTCAATGGAATTGGTTAAATCTACAATTTTTAAAAAGAGTTTGTCTACTTGTAAAGGGTTGTATTGTTTATCCAAAGACTTGATGAAATGTGTAAAGAAAGAAGTTAATTGTCCTGTGGAGTTTCTTTACCACCCAACGGAATTTGTAGATAAAAAGAAAAATTTTTCAATCGAGTCATTTAAAGAAAATGGAGATAAAAAAATTCTTGAAGTTGGGTCGTGGCTTCGAAAAGTAAATTCTTTGTTTCTTTTGAAATCCGATTGTAAGATTTGGAGTAAAGTGAAAGTGATTCCGTCTCTTTTGAATTTTGAAAAGATGGTTAATCAAATCAAACTAGAAAGAGAAAAATACGGTTTGACCGTTACTAAAGCTATGCAGGATAGTGTGAAACACATTTCTCCATTATCCGATGAAGATTACGACGATTTTTTAACTCGCAATATTGTGTTCGTAGATTTGTATGCTTCCTCAGCTAACAATGCTATTATCGAGTGTTTGGCAAGAGCAACTCCAATCCTAGTAAACCCATTACCAGCAGTAGTTGAATATCTTGGTAAGGGTTATCCTTTTTATTTTGACACTGTCGAGGAAGCATCTGATAAAGTAAATAACCTTGAATTAGTAAAAACTACTCACGAGTATCTTCTAGAATGTCCTATACGGACATACATAACGAAAGAATACTTTCTTGAAGCTTTTGAAAACAGCAAAATATTCAAGAGTCTATGAGAACTTTCACAACTGTAATTTGTTTAAATACCAACTCGGAATATGACGTAACACGATTTAATTCCGTTTTATCTCCTTCTATTAAATTTATAAAAAATAAAATACTTGTTATACCTCGTTATGTAGATTTTTTGGATACAGAAGGTTACAAAGTAATAACAGATAAAGCAGTTTTAGGAGATGTTGAGATAGATAATTATGAAAAACAACATTTGTTGAAGTTGTATATATCCAAATATATCGACACTACTCATTATTTGATTTTGGATAGTGATATTTATGTAAATAAAAAATTTGACTTCGAAGATTTTTTCGATGGTGATAAGATACAACTTTTTATCAAAGATGAATATGACAACGTATCTGGAGATGAAATCACTCTAGATATTTGGCACGTGGAATGGATACGTGGTGCTATGAAAGTATTGAATAAAAGACCTGTTAAACCATTTCATTATGGAGTAACCCCTGGACTTTTCATTACAAACGAAGCAAGATCTTTAATAACTCTATTGGAAGCTAAGTTTGGGAATTTTATAGAATACTACAAAACAAATGAAGCTGGATGTGAATATTCTCTATATTATTTATTTGTAAATGGTAAAGATTATTATAAAGAAGAAATGAAACACATATCTGCTTTATGGTGTTCTCACAATAAGTTGGAAGACCTAAGTAGAACTGCTACGTTTTGGATTATCCAGAGCAATACTAAAATAAACAATTCTTTGGTATATGATTATTGTTACAGACGAAAATTATTACAAAGTTCATAAGATTCAATTCAATTCAATCAGTCTTTACATATTGGTACTATAACAGAGAGTTATCTGTCGATGATTTGAAACAGATGTTAGATGATTCAAAGTTTACAATAGAATTATTTGAACCCAAATCATCCCTTATA